ATACTAAATTCAATTGGATTCGTCACCGTTTTGGTTTTGGCTACTGGAGCCTTAGCCTGTACCTTAAGCACCGTGTCAAAAAAGCGGTAGACTTTATGTTTCAGTTTGAGCAAAATCTAGCCAGTTATTGCAAAAAGAAAGGCTACGATGGAGTAATCTGTGGCCATATTCACAAGGCCGAAATCAAAGAAGTTGAAGGTGTTACCTATATGAATGACGGTGATTGGTGCGAAAGTTGCACAGCATTGGTAGAACACTGGGACGGGCGATGGGAAATTATAACTTGGTCAGAGGTGCGTGGAAATGAAGACAGTACTGATAATAACCGATAATGAACCTGCACAAGTCAATGGCGTTGTTACAACATTTCACAACTTGGAAGTCCTTGCTGAGCGTGATGGGTATGATTTTGTTTATCTTGATCCCCGGCAGTTTGTTAATATTCCCTGTCCTGGCTATAGTGAAATCAAACTTAGTTGGACGTGGGGCATTGGCAGGATTATTGAAAAAGTAAACCCCGACCACATACACATTGCCACAGAAGGTCCAGTAGGCTTTGCTGCTCGTTGCTGGATGGATTATTGGGGGTGGTGTTACAATACATCGTACCATACTCGTTTCCCTGAAGCCATAAACAAAATCGCAGGGATACCCACAGATTGGAGTTATCGTTATCTACGTTGGTTCCATAAACACAGTGGTCGTGTACTAACTACAACACAAAGCATAGTAGATGATTTGGCCAGCCGTGGATTTAGAACTGATATTAAACCATGGACTCGCGGTGTAGATCGCACAGTATTTGGCAGCAGTAGTAGAACCGCCACAGAACTGTCACAGCCTATATTGTTGAGTGTAGGGCGTGTCAGCAAAGAAAAGAATTTGGATGTGTTTTGTAGATTAGAATACCCGGGTGCTACCAAAATAGTAGTGGGTGATGGGCCATGTCGCCGTCGCATGGAGCGTGAATATCCAGATGTTGAATTTGTTGGCATAAAGCGTGGAGCAGAATTGGCCAAGTATTACGCCGATGCTGATGTTTTTGTGTTTCCCAGTTGTTGGGATACATTTGGTATTGTAATGATCGAAGCCATGGCCTGTGGTACACCTGTAGCAGCATATCCTGTGACTGGGCCTCGAGATGTTATTGACCAAGGTATTACCGGTTATATGGATGAAGACTTGAAAGTCGCCATAGACCAATGCTTGAGATTGGATCGTGTGCGTGTAGAAGAAGCCAGTCTACGTTGGTCATGGGCAGAATGCTGGCGTATCTTTAGAGATAACCTTGTAGATAAGTAATATAAATATCCTTGTAAATAATAGGAGCTTTGTATTATTAGGACTATCAATATATGCCAACTAGACATACTCATCGACGTACCCATGTATCCGAGACTCCGCCGCCACCTCCTCCCCAGACTGATAAAAAAGCACATACTGCAGGTCTAGGTATTCTGTTGATATTGTTAACTAATTATCAAGCTGAAGTCAAACAGATATTTTCTTTTCTATGGAAGTCAGTCACATGATCGCATTACTAAATCGAGTGTTTGAATATAAAAAATTACCTTTTATTTTAGGTGGGCTAATTTTTGCTTCTTCTCTAGCATTGCTCACAGTATTTAAAACCGCCGAATCCCAACTTGCACAACTAGACAATGCAAGAAAAGTTGCAAAGGAAATGTCTAAAAGTTCCGATGACCTCACTGCCTACGCTAGATATTATGTAACAACAAAAAATGACAAATGGAAAACTGAATTTGAAAAAGTTCTACAAATTCGCAATGGTGAAATTGCCAATGAAGATGGACTGCAAAAATCATTCAAAGAGAAAGTAAAGTCAGTTGGGTTTGAACAGCCTGAATTGGATTTAATACTTAAATCAGAACAACTCAGCAATGAATTGGCCAAACTTGAAATAAAAGCATTCAAGTACATTGAAGATTATAAGGCCGAAAAAGAACCAGAAGCACATGCTGAACGGCTGGGAATTCTAGCAGTTCAAGCAGAAATGGCCATGTTTGGCGAAGATTATCAAAAACATAAATCATTGGTTATGAATACTGCAAATGAGTTTTATAATGCGGTGCATAATCGATTAGACAATGCCTATAAAAAATCCATGACTATTGCTTGGATTTTAATCATTGTCATTAATCTTGCTTTACTGATGTTGATGATTTTTATTCAACATTCGAAAGAAACTATTGCACCAAACAAACCAGTTAAACAATTGCCAGCAAAGAAGCCGGTTAGAAAAAGAAAACCACCGGCACCTAAGGTTACAGACAATCAGTCTTCGTAGTCTTGTCTTAAGTCGGGGTCAATTAACTGGCCCCGCAACAAATATAACCAACTGTTACGATAGATAATCACGTCGTGAAATGGATCTGTAACAATTTTAATACACCAAGTAATAGCGGTGCGGCGACTTTCAATAGCAGTAAGCTGAATCATTCTAAACACCACACCTGCTACGCCCAACCATAGCCAGCCCCACCCAATACGATTAAACAGTGTATCTGGGCTAGCATCGGGCATGATAAAGTTAAAAAGTTCGGCATCGAAATACGCTAAAATAGGAACTGCTGCCCAACATGCCAGCAACACCCGCTTACGTTTCAAATTGAAACCTACTTTGATTTTTTCTTTATATTCAAATGTGGCCTTATTGTATTCATCATACCCATCAGGTTCAAAAAAGAAATGCCCAATTTGGCGTGTGGTCATGGCAATGAACCAAGCAATGTAAGAACTGATCACAGGGTTGATGAACAAGTACACATACGCTACTAGGAAACTAGTAGCCGAAATCAAATGTAGGAATTGGTTGATTCTACTGTGATGATAATATCTATGATCGTCCCAACGTTGGATGCGTAGTGTTTCTCTAATAGAAGGTATAGCAATTTCGGTCATATATAATCCTTTTGTAATATTTATAGATTTTATTGTTGGTAAAAAAATCTATTGACCTTATAATAATATGCATATATAATATGTAAGACTTTTAAAAGGAGATAATCATATGAAGAAAGTTTTAGTTACCGCAGCACTCGTGGCTGTTACTGGACTAGCTAGTGCTGCTAGCGTAACCATCGAAGGCCAAGTTCAAACAGGCGAACGTGGTGCTCGTGACAGCACAAACTATGAACTCAGCGTAAAAGAGTCAATCAACAAAACTTTTACTGCTGACGTTGGTTTTACTGCTTATCAACAAGATGGTACTAAAGCATTGAGCGACAGGCTCGAAGCTGGTATTACTGGTACTCGTCCAGTTGGGCCAGTAAGTGCATATACTCGTGTAGCAGTTGGTGAGAAATTCACCAATGGTGCTAACTTTGCGTACTACAGTGTTGAGCCAGGCGTTGTATACAATTTTACCAACAAACTAAGTGGTAAAGTAGGTTATCGTTTCCGCAATGGATTTGGTGACAATGGTAATCTTGACACTACTCATACTGCCCGTGCTGGTGTTAGCTATGCTGTAACCAAGAAGGATAGTGTTGGTGTTCGTTATGACCAAGTTCGTGGTGACAGTTTCAATCATAGCGTTAACTTTGCTTATACTAGATCATTCTAACAACCATTAGAATGGTGAAAGGGCCTTTGGGCCCTTTCCTATTAAATATAGATATAATAGGGGACCGTAACATGGAAGTTTTTACAATTGCTAAAAATCAAAAAGATCGTGACGCAGAAGATACTACAATTGTTACAATTACTTGTGTAGCTAATGTCTATATCAAACAGATCAACTATCCAAAAAAAGGATGCAAAAATGTTGCACACCTCCATAGGCACGATCACACAACTTTATTGGCTGCGGGCAGTGTGGATGTTGATGTCAACGGGCAGGTGACTCATTACACCGCTCCTAGCATGATATATATTGAAAAAGATCATGTACACAATTTTACATCCACTGAAGATAACACAGTATGTTACTGTATTCATGCCCTAAGAGATGGCGACGAAGTAAATGATATTATTGATCCTGCCTCAATACCAAAAGGGGTTAATCCCTGGTGGCAGTCTAATCGCCAACTAATTAAGTTGGCCTCGTAAACGACTTAATAATTAAGCCACAGCAGCAATTGCATTACAGGCCTGTACAATGTATCTGAATAATTCTTCATTACCTGCACATTCTTGAGCGGCTCGAATATCTCTGATTTCGCTCAGTAAATAGTTGCGTTCGTCAAGACTGAGCTGCCCTGCACGATACGCTGTTTCAATGTTATGAATTTCTTGTTCTAGTGGATGCATTTTTATCTCCCTGCCCATGCTGATTTAACAGCGTTGATTCTCTGTTGTGCGGTCTTTTTACCAAACTCGCAAAAGGTTTTGTTGCCGCTTGAACTCATTTTTACTGCATGTTGATGCAGTCCTTTGAGATTTTCTGCTTGCGGATCTTCACGCCACTTGGCATTTTTTGCCAACTGTTCTGTTGTTTGCACTGTAACTGCCCAGTCTGGATGCTCACAGTCAATTCGTTCCACAGCAATGTCAACATTTACCAATAATTGAAATGCTACTGGGTCATGATCTCTAGGCCAATACTTTTGTACGGTACTACATCCAGTTAAAGTGATTAATATTGCAACAAATATAATTTTTTTCATTCTTTGTTTTCACCTTTTTGATTAATTTGTTCGTATGCATCAGTTCTCTCTAATTCTAATACTATTCTACGTAATTGTAATACAGTATGTACCTTTTGATCCAGCCGGATGAGATCATTATCCAACATGCGAATGCGATCAATTAGTGCAACCAGTGTAGTATTGGCTTCACTGAGTACAGGCTTGATTTCTTTTGTTACCCAGGACCATACATAGTAAGTCATGCCACTGAGGCCTACTGCTGCTACGATAGGAAACCCAAATCTGTTGACCATTTCTATAATATTTTCCATGCTAATCTTTCCTATGATCTTTAAGCTCGGCTCTGGCCACACGTTCGTAGTCCGGGTCAACTCCGATTGCTAGACTAATTTTAACATCTAGTCGTTGCAATTCATCAGTCATGGTATCAATTCTAGCATCAAGCCCACGAACAATACTGTTCATACCATTGACACTACTGGTTACACCAGCTAGAATAAACTTGATAGTAAGGAAAACAAAGTATCCTGAGGCACAGGCAGCCGCGATAGGAAATCCTAACTCGGCGATTAATTTAAAAAAATCAGACTCCATAGTACCCCCTGTTAACACTATTTATAAGTGCCAACAGGAATTACTATGGTGTAGATATTACTGTTATACCCACCAACAAGGGCTTTCTGCTCTTACTTGACACACAAAGTCTGCATCTAGAGGTACACCAGGTTGGCAATTTGGATCAGGTACTGCGGCCATACCAGGAGCAAATTCACCCCATCGATCTCCAAAGAAGTCTTTAACTATGTTGGTATAGGGAACATAGAATTCAGGGTATGTGCCTTTGTACACTGTATTATAATCTTCTTTTTTATTTTTCCAATCAATAAAATCTTGAACACTAGATCCAGCTATGATTTGAATATTGTTTTCAGGGAACTTGTGTCGAGGACACCAAAAGGTTGTCCAACCAGATGAAAGGTCATTTACGTACTGCTGGATTCTTTCTGAGATTAAAAAGGCATCTGATTCAATATGAAGAATTTTTTCAAAACCATATTTTTCCGCCCATTCAGCAGCAAACATAAAACTTCGATGCCAACCTGGACTGTCAATAGCAGGATCGCCTGGTTTCATCGGTGGGTTATGCCCTAAGTTTTTGTTAAAATGATAAATGACTCCTCTACTTTCCGGAACCTGATCAGGGAGTTCTCCTTCATTGACAATTTCAATTCCGTCCCAATTAGGAAGAATACTGCTACCGTCGTCGATCAATAAAATTTGATCTATTTCTAAATTACTGTTTTCAATGGCAGTAATCCATCTGCCAAAGAGCCCGTTCCATCTATCCATATCGTTTGAGTATGATGTACAAAATAAAAGTGTTTTCATAGGTATTGTGTTTTAGTTAAAGTATGCTATAATATTTAACCATTGTAACATAGACAGTTAAATAATTCAACCAGGAATTTACCAATGAAAGTGGCCATACTAATTAGCGGCGAATTTCGATTCTGCCAAGACTTTGACAAACAAATTGAAAATTATCAAGAATTTGATAAAATTGATTGGTTTGTATCTGCATGGGATCGACGCAGCTCGGATGATCGAAGAATACCACCCAGTTGGACGGCTCAAACAGCTCAAGAGGCCAAGCAATATTTAGAAGAAAAGCTACTTAGCATATGCGATAACAGACACAGTATTGCTGATTGCTCTATCATAAATGCTGCCGATGTTCCACCTATGCCTCGAGATTATCCTCCTTTTTACATACTTACATCTCTAGGCTGCTGGCATCAATTTCAAAGTTTGAAAATGTGCAATCAATTGCGAGTCAATCGAGAAGCTGTTGAGGGCAAGTATGATTTGGTTATACGAAGTAGGCCAGACCTAAGCCTCAGTCACGCATTAAATTTAAGAATGATCGGTCGAGCATTAACAGCACATCCTAATGCTATCCTTATTCCTAAAAATGAACGAAGAGCCAATCATCCGCAATTTAGTGATGTATATGCTATAGGAACCAGTGATGCTATTACCACCTACTGTGATGCTGTAGATGACTTTGATTGGGCATTTCAAACCGGTACTCCATGGAATCCAGAACATTTGATGCAACGGGCATTGATGCACAAGGGACTGGTCTGGCCGATGACTGATTTCGAAGTGGTAATGCGTCAAAACGGAAAATGGGTCAAAACTCACGCGGAATACACTGAGCCTCCTGCACATACTCCTTTTGTGGCTCCCGCTCCACAAGAAAATTGGTATCCAGAATTTGGTAGATGGTCCTAATAATAACAGTTGACTTTGCAGGATCTGATCCTGTATCATTATGCAATTATCTGCATACTTAATAAAATAAATAATAGACTTAAAGGAATCCCATGGATAAAAAACTATCGTTCTGTCATCCCGGCACGTTTGGGGACACTGTATACAGCATGGTTGCTGTAAAACTGCTAGGGGGAGGGGATGTTTATATCAAGCTCAACGCTATGAATGAAGTGGCTTGGAATGCTTTTGGAGTGGTCAATGCTGGAATACATTCCGGCCGTTATACACAAAAAGATTTAGACTTTTTATTTCCGTTATTGGATCATCAAAGTTATGTTCACAAACTGGATGTTTGGCGTAATGAAACTGTTGATTATGATCTCGGAACCCATTACAAATTTACCACTCGTCCGAATAGCCCACAAACTCGAACCGAAGCCTGGCAAGGTAATCAAACTGAATGTTACGGAATGGTCTGCGGTTTAGATATTAAAAAATATCGAAAAGAATTAATTATCGATCCTTGGCTTGATCCAATGGAGCCAATTTGTATTCCTGGGAGACCTGTTGTGATCAATAGAACAGGTAGGTATCTCCGAGGAAGTGATCCTATGCCTGAGATGTGGGTAAAGTGGGTCAATGAAGGATTAGATCAAGTTGCTGTATTTCTCGGTACCCAGGAAGAATGCGATACCTTTAACCAGCAATTCAAATGTAAGGTTCCTTATAAACCTGTTACCGACATGTTGGAAATGGCACGTATTATACAGGGCAGTGAAATGGTTATTGCCAATCAAAGTCCAATCATGGCTATAGCTATTGGACTAGGAAAAACTTTTTGGAGCGAGACCAGAAAGGATTGGGAAGCATTTCGTAGCCCGCATGGATGGGGTGATGTATGGTTCCCCCGTGTTAATGGAAACTATTTTTAAAATGATTACTGTAGAAGATTTACCCCTTACCGACGCTAAAGTTTTTCGGTTACAAAAACTCTACGATAACCGAGGATGGTTTACTGAGATCTTTAGACAAACTTGGTTAGATGACGCAGGTATTACCAATAAATTTATTTTTGATTATTGGAGTAGCAGTACTCATGTAGGCACCATAAGAGGGATGCATGCCCAGACCAACGACCAGCCTCAGGCCAAGTTGGTTACTGTGCTACGCGGCAGTATTCAAGATGTATTGATCGATGCTAGAGTTAACAGCCCTACATATGGACAAACCTGCAGTATCATAATAAACAGTGATGATCCAAAATTTATCTACATTCCACGAGGATTTTATCACGGGTTTGTTACTCTACATCCTGAAACATTTGTAGGATATAAACTGGACAACTACTATAACAAAGATACCGAGTGTGGTGTAATGTATAATGATCCAACATTGAATATTGAATGGAATATTCTAGAAGGTCCAATGATCAGTGACAGAGATCAAGTCCATCCTAGCTGGGACGATGCTTATAAATTTCAAGAAATACTATGACTATAGAGTTTTATTCACTAGAGCAACAAGACGAATTTATATTAAATCTGTTTGATCATAAGACCAATGGCACTTTTTTAGATGTAAGTTGTTGGCATCCAATTGGTGGAAGCAATTCCTACACTTTAGAAAAACAGTTTGGATGGTCCGGTGTTGGGTTTGATCTCACTGATAGTGAGAATTTATACTCTTGGAGTACTAATCGAACTTCCCCTTTTGTACAATTAGATGTTACTTCAATTCAATTTATAGAATATCTAAAAAACAATGTTCCAGCAGGACAAATTATTGACTATATATCTCTAGATGTAGAAGGGTCAGCTACAGTTCAAGCGTTACAAAATATTATTGCTGCTGGAGTAAAATTTAAAGCAGTTACATTTGAACATGAATTTTTTATTCATAACGAGATATTTAGAGATGCTTCTAGAAAAATATTAGAAGATCTAGGTTTTGTAAGACTATTCAGCGATATTAAATTGTTAACTGCCAATCTTGCTTCACCTCACAAAATTAATGATACTGAATCGTTTGAAGATTGGTGGATTCATCCGGATTACTTTGATAAAAATCTGTTGACTATTAGCTCAACGGGTCTATACTATAAAGAGTGCATTGATCTATTAAAGAAATTTAAAAACGCAGATTACGAATGCACTCATCATTGTTGCAAAGCGTTTCCGGATGAATATACATATTACCTAACTCCAAATGATCGAGAGCCAATGCTAACACTTTTTAAACAAATGAAATTATCAAATCAAGGAACACTATGACAACAATTGCCATGTGCCAAGCATGGGATCAGAACTATCAAAAATTAGCTGATCTTACTTGGACACAAAATAAAAAACTCTATTGTGAACATTGGGGATACCCCTATCATATTAAAACTGAAGGTTTTCAATATGTAGTCAGTTACGAAAAAATCAAATTCATGCTAGATATCATGAATGAGCACCCAGAATACGATTGGCTATATTGGGCCGGAACAGATACACTGATCACCAATTTTTACATTAAGCTAGAAAGTTTTATCGACGAAGACTATCATATTATTATGGCCAAAGATATTAATGATATCAATGCCGATAGTTTTATGCTAAAAAATTCAAAAGAAAGCAGAGAATTTTTTGAATATATTTGGACTTTGGCTCCGAAATATAATGATCACATGTTTTGGGAACAACAGGCCATGATCGATAACATGGATAAATTTGGTCATCTGTTTAAAATTGTTCCACAAAAAACTTTCAACAGTTTCTTGTACAAACAGTTATATTGGAATATCTATAGAAGCACTATTGATAAAACCGGTAACGACGGACAATGGGCACCTGGAGATTTCCTTCTGCATGTTGCTGGCAGTTTTGTTCCTAAGCTAGACGTTATATCCCAATTTATGGGACTGGTCAGACATATCGTACCTAAATAAGAGAATTACATGAAAGAAATTTTAGATCAAATCAAACAATTTGTCGAACAGAGAGACGCCGGCAAAACCTGGATACCGGGCAAGGACTTTGTTAACTATGCTGGACCTTATTTTTCGTCAGAAGAAATTGTAGCCGCAGCCGAAACCCTGTTAGGTGGCTGGTTAGTCATGGGCAATAAGAGCATGAGGTTCGAGCAAAAATTCCCACAACAATTTAACAAGAATCATGGGGTATTGACCAATTCAGGATCTAGTGCTAACCTACTGATGATGTCTAGTTTAACCAGCAAGCGTGGATATCATTTGCCAAAAGGTACTAAGGTACTGATGCCCATTGCAGGTTTTCCTACTACACTTAATCCTACTCTACAGGTGGGGTTTACTCCTGTGTTTGTAGACATTGAGCTAGATACCCTGAACCTAGATGTAGATCAGGTCGAACAGGTGCTACAGGCCAATCCAGACATTAAGGTTATCACATTTGCTCACGTGCTAGGCAATAGTCCAGATATGGATAGGCTTATGCAATTGGTCAAGGCCTATGATCTTATTCTGTTAGAAGATTGTTGTGATGCACTAGGGTCAACCTATGATGGCAAACCGTTAGGTAGCCATGGAGAAATGGCGTCATGCAGTTTCTATCCAGCACATCATATGACCATGGGAGAAGGTGGATTTGTTGCTTGTAAAACCCCTGCACAGGAAGTTATTCTACGCAGCTTCCGTGAGTGGGGTCGTGGTTGCTACTGCATTGGACCAGATGCCAACAAACTTAAGAACGGAACTTGTAAACAGAGATTCTCAGAATGGATTCCTGAAATGCCAGGAGAGATCTTTGATCACAAGTATGTCTATGATGAGATTGGCTATAACCTTAAACCAATTGAAATGCAAAGTGCTATGGGATTGATTCAATTAGAGAAGCTGGATGAAATTCATGCTCTACGACGTCGCAACTACAAATTGCTGTTTAGTATCTATGAAAAATACGAAGAGTTTTTCCACTTGCCTCGGGCTAGAGCCAAGGCAGATCCCAGTTGGTTTGCTTTCCCACTGACCATTAGAAAGGATGCACCTTTCAAACGCAATGACATTGTTGACTACCTAGAGGAAAATCTAATTCAAACTCGTCCATATTTTGCTGGCAATATCATGTTGCAGCCTGCATACAGTCACTTGATGAAGCCTGCTGATGCTCGAGACAATTTCCCGGTAGCCACTCATGTTATGAAAAACACTTTCTTCCATGGAACCAGTCCGGTGATTACTCCTCAGCAGATTGCCTACATTGGAGAAAAGGTTGATGGGTTTATGAGCCTTTTTGTTTCCTAAGGGTCTGCCGTGATTACCAAAGAAGGGTTAGTTAACTTTGAGTCCGAGATCGGTGCTCTATTCAATGCCGCACAAATTCGAGCACCGATTCATCTTTATTCAGGCAACGAGGATCAGCTCATTGAAATTTTTAAAAAAATAGATGTTGAAAATGATTGGGTCTGTTGCACATGGAGAAATCATTATCAGGCACTGCTGAAAGGCGTTCCGCCAGAATATCTGAAAGAAAAGATCATACAGGGCAAAAGCATGGTTATGAATTTGCCCGAATACAAAATAGTATGCTCTAGTATAGTAGGAGGTATTCCCAGCATTGCCACAGGACTTGCATTGGCAGCCAAGCTAAAAGGAACTGGCGAGAAAGTGTGGTGCTGGACTGGAGATATGAGTGCCGAGACCGGTGCCTGGAGTGAAGCATACAGATACGCTATTGCACAAGATCTACCCATTACCTTTATTGTAGAAGATAATGGGCTTAGTGTTATGACTCCAACCAACGAAGTGTGGGGAGGAGAAAAATGGTATCTACCTGTACAAAATACATCATGGTATGAAGGTTCAAAATTGATCTACTACAAATATAAGAACGAAAAATACCCACATGCCGGAGCTGGTGTAAGGGTGCAATTTTAATGACTACTAAACTTTATAATGATGAACTGAAACGAGCAATGAATTGGCTCGGCGAACAAGCAGATACAATTTTCCTAGGCCAGGCTGTCCGTTATGGTGGCACAGGCTGTTATGATAGTCTAGTCGAAGTTCCTGATTCTAAAAAATTAGAATTGCCCGTTGCTGAAAATTTACAAATTGGCATCAGTACAGGACTTGCACTTAATGGATTTGTTCCTGTTAGTGTAGTCCCACGCTGGAATTTCTTATTGTGTGCTACTGATCAAATTGTCAATCACTTAGATAAGATGATGCTTATGGGCGATGGTTGTACCCCAAAAGTCATTATTCGAGTAGCAGTCGGATCTCAGTTTCCAGTTGATCCCCAAGATCAACATAAGGGTAATTTTTCACACGCATTTCGATTGATGTGCAAAACCATCGAGGTTATTGAATGTAACAACATTCAAAATATTATGCCTGCATATCAAAAGGCCTACAATAGAACAGATGGACGCAGTACCATTGTTGTCGAGTTCCCAGACTACGGCAAATGAAGAGAGTTTTAATAACCGGAGGCACCGGATTTATAGGACATTACCTAGTTCAAGAATTTATAAATGATCATGAACTAATTTGTCTTGTTCGTCCCGATTCTAAAAATCTGTCAAGATTAGAAGAGAATATTGACAAAATTAAAATCATAGAACATGATATAAGATATCCACTTGACAGTATTGCAGACCAGCTAATGGATGTAGATATAATATTACATGCTGGGGGGAATCCAAGTGCTGCGGATAGTTTAAATAATCCCATACTGTCAGTAAACGACAATGTACTAGGAACAGCACATCTATTAGAACTATCAAGAAAACTAACCCTAAAAAGATTTGTTTATTATAGTTCTAGTGAAGTTTTTGGGCCAATTGCCATTGGATCTGACAGTGGAGAATATGATGCTTATAACAGTAATAGTCCATATGCTGCTACTAAGGCAGCAGGCGAAGAACTATGCTTGGCCTATTCTAAATCATTTAATATACCCGTAAGTATTTTTCATATAAACAATACTTTTGGTTCTAGATGTCAATCAAATAGGTTACCTGTTATCATAATTAAAAAAGTTTTAACCGATGAAGAACTTGACATACATGTAAGCAATAATGTAATAGGTGGTCGAAGATGGTTCTATGCAGGAGATGTAGCAAGTCATACTAGATTTGTTCTAACAAATCAAAATCAATTGTGTGAAAAATGGAATAGTGCAGGTGCTAAATTTATAAACAATTTAGATTTTGCCCTAGCAATAGCCAACATCATTGGAAAAAAATTAAAATACAAGCTAATACCAATAGATAGACCCGGACATGATCTATGTTTTTCAATAGATCCTAAAAAACTTTATGATTTAGGATGGACTGAACCTAAACCGTTCTTAACAAGATTAGAAGAAACAGTTCATTGGTATTTAAAAAATCAACACTGGTTATAAGGAATTAGAATGTACGCAATAATTTCATCTCATACTCCTAACTATAAAGCGTTAGCAGATTGGACATGGACTAACAAAGAAGAATATGCAGACAGGCATGGGTATCTTGCATACTGTAAAACAGAAGGGCACGATCCAAATTTACAGTGGAGTTATGATAAATTATATTTTATCAAAAGTATGATGGAACTTAATCCTGAAGTAGAATGGTTTTGGTGGGTAGGATGTGATACTCTGGTCACTAACTTTAATATCAAACTAGAATCATTAACTGATAACGACTATCATTTTATTGTTGCTACAGATGGCAATGGTATGAATAACGATAGTTGTTTCTTTAGAAATAGTCCCGAAGGTCGTAGTTACCTAGACTATCTGATTGAAGTATTTCCTAGATATGCAACTCACCATTTTTTAGAACAACAGGCAATGATTGAAAGTTATGATATACCCGAGTGGAAAGCTATAACTAAAATTATACCTCAATATCTAATTAATTCTCACGATTGCTGGCCAAATCAACATCAACCAGAACCAGGATGGGTTGATAAGTTTGGTAATAGATCTTGGTGGGAGCCGGGAGATTTTTTAATACACTGGCCCGGTTCTAGTTTAGAAACAAGATTAAACAGGCAAATCCCATATTACGTTCCACGGATAATAAAATGAGAAAAGTATACGACTGCTTTACATTTTTTAACGAGCTTGATCTATTAGAATTAAGATTAACTGAGTGTTACAATGCTGCTGATTACTTTGTAATTGCAGAAGCAAACACTACATTCACTGGAATTCCAAAAAGATACAATCTAGAGGACAACTGGGAAAGATTTAAACCGTTCCACGATAAAATAATATACATTAAAGTAGACGACATGCCTTCAGGCAACAATGCCTGGGCAAGAGAATTCCACCAACGAAACTCACTTGTTAGAGGTATAGTTGGTGCAGACGATAACGATGTTATATTATTAAGTGATTGCGACGAAGTACTGAGGCCAAGAACCCTTGATATTTTACGCAACGACCTAACTCATAAATTTTGGATGTGCAGACTTCCTGCATTTTTATATAAATTAAATTATCTTATGGTTGTACCAAAGTCATACCATGTAAATCCAATAGCTATTGTCAAGAGAGATTTTAAAGATTTTCAAAGTCTTCGAAATAACATTATAGGGTGGGCATTTGCCCAACCTTGGGATTTTAATAGCAATGATGTCTGCACAATTCAGCACTCGGGGTGGCATTTTACATTCTTTGGTGATACTAAAAATGCCGCTGAAAAGCTAATGAGCTTCTCTCATACAGAAGCACAGCATTATGTTAACAATTTAGATGTAGAGAAAAATATTGCAGAAAAAATATTCTTTGAATCAAATACTCCTGAAAGATTTGAATATGTTGAAATAGATGAATATTTTCCAAAAACCGTGCTAAACAATTTGAATCGCTGGAAGGATTCTATCATACCTAATGCTAGTATCAGCATAAGAAATTATGTTCCTTCATTAGATTTAGATGAAATTTACAAATAAATATGGGCCTAAATAACATTGATCATTTAGATAAGTATATGTTAACATACACCATGGAGTAAAAAATGACAAGAAAAATCTATGACTGCTTTACATTTTTTAATGAATTAGACCTGTTAGAACTACGCCTAGAAGAACAATATGATCATGTGGACTATTTTGTTATTGCCGAGGCAAATACCGATTTTCAAGGTAATGCTAGGCCCTTCATTCTAGAAGAAAACTGGGGAAGATATTCTAAATATCATGACAAAATTGTCTATATTAAGGTTGATGACATGCCAGAGTTTTCAGATGAAAAAGGAAGAGAGCATCATCTAATGAACGCATTGTCAAGAGGATTTCAGTCAGCAGATAGCAACGATGTTATTTTTATATCTGATTGTTGCGAACTCATTAGACCCAGCACATTTGATCTAGTAAGATATGACGATTCCCCTGATAGATTCTTATGGGTGTGTAGACAACCTGTTTTTTGTGCAAAATTAAATTATTGGCAAAAAGAACCTCTAGGATATGACATTGGTACTATGGCTGCAACTAAAGGTAAGATTCCTACTCCACAACAAATGAGGGATCTACGCAGCTGGTTTACGGCCAATATATCCGAACAGTTTAAAGACATCAAAAAAATGAGTATACAAAATGCAGGATGGAATTTTTCTAATCTCGATAAAGAGTTGACACAGTCTCATGAGTCATTTTTACCTGTTGTTGTAGATGAATATTTTCCCAAAAGCGTAATAGAAAATCAAGAAAAATGGCAGCATCTAATTGTTTCAAATGCTGTCGAAAACATTAAAAATTATCTTCCTAAATATGATTAAACGAGTATTAGTTACAGGTGGACGAGGGTACGTCGGTGGGTTTATTGCCAGTGCATTATCCAACATATATGAAGTGTTAACTCCATCCCACCAAGAATTGGATTTACAAAATACAGCTGATGTAGAAAAATGGTTCGACAATAACCAGGTCGATGCTGTGATACATTGTGCATTAACTGGTAGAGAAGTGCTGTTTAGTATCGATCCAGTCTATTTGTCAGATGGACTGCTAATGTTTAGAAATCTTTGGTTGCAAAAACATCGGTTTCAGTCCTTGATAAATCTTGGAACAGCCTATGAATTTGATCTAAACAGAAACAATTCATTGGTGCATGAAGAAGAATTTATCAATCACTTGCCTACTACCAGTTATGGATATGCCAAGAATCTAATTGCCAGAGTGATCAGAGATACTGAAAGCTTCTACAATTTGCGATTGTTTGGTGTGTTTCATGAAACTGAAAGTGATCGAAGATTCTTTAAACGAGTACTCAACCAGTACCAGGTTGTGATCAATAACGATCAATTTCTAGACTACATGTACCTACCAGATATTATGCCTATGATCAAATGTATACTAGAGGGCAATGCTCAACACCGAGACATCAACATGGTATACCCCTATAAATATCGTCTAAGCGAACTAGCGTATCATCTGTGTGATCATTTAGGTCTTGCTAGAGATAAAATCTCTATTGCCGGGTATAATGAATGCGACCTAACTGGAAATAGCAGTAGGCTAGAAAGTTATAAATTTGATATGATTGGCGTTGAACAAGGACTAAGGAATTATCGATGAAAGTTGTTTATGTCACAGGATGTTTGGGATTTATCGGTTATCATGTAACCAAAAGATGTTTAGATTTAGGGTGGTATGTTGTAGGTGTTGATAAAGAAACTTATGCCGCAAATATTCAATTTTTGCCAGAGCTATTAGCTTATCCTAAATTTAAATATATTAAAAAAGATATCAATGATATTGATTACATTTTAGATTGCGACTATGTAATCAATACAGCCGCAGAAAGTCATGTAGATAACTCTATCAGTGGTAGCGAAGTGTTTCTTCGCAGCAATATCAATGGTGTTCATAACCTTTTGCAGAATCTTAAAAAGAACAAGTTCAAGGTTCCTACATTCTTGCATTTTTCTACTGACGAAGTTTATGGAGATATTGTAGAAGGCAGTCATACAGAAACTGACATGCTGAAACCTAGTAATCCTTATTCGGCAACTAAGGCCGCTGCCGACATGTTGATCAGTGCTTGGGCCAGAACACACGATATTCCCTGGGTTATTGTACGTCCTACTAACAATTATGGTATTGGCCAATATGTAGAAAAGCTGATCCCTAAAGCTGTTAAAAGCCTAACTATTGGTCGCCGCATTCCTTTACATGAAAGAGGATTACCTCGACGTACTTGGTTGCATGTCAGTGACACCGCCAATGCCATCACTACTATTGTAGAAAGCGGAGTTACTGGAGAAATTTTTAACATTAGCGGAAATTATGAAGATAGTAATATATCCATTGCCCGTAAAATAATTAAGATGCATACTGGTTCAGACAACTATGACAACTACATTGATCTAAGCTGGAGTCGTCCTGGACAAGATGTACGCTATTCAATTGACGATTCTAAATTGCAAAAATTAGGTTGGAAAGCAACAGCAAATTTTGATCTGGAATTGGCCAGAATTGTGGAATATTATCAAAATAACTTTGTATGGTAAAAATGACAGAAAAATTTACAAACAGTGGCCTAAGTATAAAAATGGTCAAAAAGCACTGGGGACACGAAATGTGGATTGCCGATGGTGTAAGAACACCTTATGCATCAAAAAGAATTCTATTCCGTCAAGGCAATAGAACCAGTCTACAGGTACATGAACAAAAATATGAGACCAACTATGTTCTCAGTGGCACAGGTGTTCTGCATCGCAGCAAAGAGCCGTTAGACATTGCCAAATTCCTTGAACAAGGTATGACCAGTAAGCAGGTTGAAGATTACGAATTGACCTTTGACGTAATAGAATTGCACGAAGGTGTGGTCTTTGATGTTGCTCCCGGTTATGTGCATCGAGTAATAGCCACTACTGATTTAGAATTTATGGAAACCAGTACCACCGAACTTGACGATGTGATACGATTACAAGACGACGGTGGTCGAACTCATGGTAGAATCAGCTACGAACATGAATAAACACACTGTGGTCATTCCTACCGCAGGTATAGGCAGTCGAACTGGAGAGATCGGTAAACACCTAAATAAATCTCTGCTGCCTTACTTAGATAAGCCAGTACTGGCACATATAATTGATCAATTTCCTGCTGATACAAAATTTTTTATCCCTGTAGGATATAATGCTCAACAGGTTTGTGATTTCTGCACACTAGCCTACAGTGATCGAGATATAGAATTTATTCCTATAAGCGAGTGGACTGGTCCACACACAGGTCCAGGGTTCACGGTCAAACATCTGTTACCTAAAATTGATGGGCCATTTTGGTATATACCCTGCGATACTTATTACAATCAAGATATTGTCAGTCAGGTAAGAACTGAGAACTCTTATTTTGTGACCAAGGTCGATGCTGATATCAGTCATGAATATACCATGTTCGAAGTTGTTAATGATCGAATTGTCAGTATGAAATTCAAAGAATCAGTCGATAGTAGCTGGCTAGCATTAACAGGAGTAATGTATATACACGACTGGCAACAATTTAAGGACAAATTGTATAACCATCCCAGTCCTGAAATTATTTGGACAATTCCCTTAGGCAGTAGAATTGAAACACTAGACACCTGGTTAGATTTTGGTAATGCAAAAATTTATACTGATGCTGTTCAACAGAGTCAAAAATACAACTTTACCAAACCAGATGAAATTACCTACATCTGCAATAACCGTGTAGTAAAATGGTGGAAGGACTCGACCGTTGCACAAAAGAAATATATCAAATCTCAAACCAATCCCAGCGTATACCCTAATCATGTAGACAGCAGCGGTCAATGGATTGCCTATGACTATTTCACTGGCACTACCTTATACGAACATAATGATCCGGCTGTATTTGAAGATCTGCTGCAATGGTTAGACCAAGAGGTATGGGTTCATCAATTGCAGACAGATATTACACAGGCCACTGATAATTTTTATAAAATCAAAACATTGGGTCGTATTAATAAATTTTTAGAAAAATATCCCAACCTTCCTTCTGCCAAAACTGTTGATGGTGTTGCTGTTCGTGAGTTTAGCTATTACCTCAACAACATTGATTGGTCGCTGTTGACTAACACTACCTTACCGGGATACATGCATGGTGATCTGCAATTTGACAATGTGATTATTTCTAATGATAATAAATTTAAGGTAATCGACTGGCGACATGAATTTGCAGATATAGTTGAAATTGGTGATATCTATTACGACCTAGCCAAACTAATGGGCGGTTTTATCATCAATTACAGTGACATTAAAAATAATAATTTTACTGTCACCGTTGACAACGGCGATGTTTCTTTGAGCGTACCCGGTATAGAAAACAGTGGCATCTACATTGATAAATTAAAGCAATTTATTATCAACAAAGGATGGTCTTATACCAAAGTACGCACTTTGATACCTATCATATTCTGGAACATGTCTCCATTACATACTCCACCATTTGATCAATTGCTATGGTATTTAGGTATTAAATTATTTGAGGAATTAGAGTTATGAACAAAGTTGCATTGATCAAACAGTACTTTGAAAATTTCAGCAACAAGCGAATAGATCTGCTTGAACAGATGTTTTCTCAAGATGTAGAATTAACAGATTGGGAAATATCAGCAAAAGGAATTAGTCAAGTAGTTGTTGCCAATCAAAAAATATTCAACAGTGTAGAAACCATCACCGTCGACGTTGGAGTATTGGCAGAAACTGATAACACAGTATTCGCACAAATATCAGTAATTGTCAATAGCAGTGTTACTATCAAGGTCATAGATGTGATCACCTTTGATCAAGAAGGAAAAATTTCCAAAGTATCTGCTTACAAACAATGAAAAAATACGTAAGTATAAGTCAGTTTCCGGGTCAACAAGGACAATATTTCTATACTGAATTTTTTAAGGCCAATGGCATTGCTGCTGAATATGTGCCATTAGCAGCAACAGTTGATACCTTTCAAGAAACATTAGAACAGTCTAGAAATTGTTCAGGGATCAGCATCAGTATGCCTTTTAAACAAAAGGTTATCAAATATCTCGATCACCAGGATTCTTCAGTATCAGAATATGACAGTTGTAATACCATTGTGATTGCAGATGACAAATTCTTCGGTTATAATACTGATCTAGCAGGAGTAGAAGATGTCTGCAAACATATCAACCACGATGACAAAATACTGGTGTTAGGTAATGGCTGTATAGGTAAAATGTTTCTGAAACATTTGGCCATTAATAAATATCAAAAAGTTATTGCAATCAGTAGGAGTTTAGGTAATTGGAACGAACGTCATCAAAATTGCAATGTCATAATAAATTGCACAGCTATAGGAACCGTAGACAGCTCAAGCCCCTTGGAACGGTTATCAAATCAAACAGCATTAGTCGTAGACTTGGCCATTAAACCTGGACAATTATCCCAACAGGCTAATCAAATAACCTATATCAGTGGCCAAAAATTTTATCAATATCAATTTATGAAACAATACAAATTATATACAGGACTCGAAGTAGCCCCGTCGCAATATAAATTAATCGCAGGTGCTAGATCATGATCAATAAACTGGTACTAGATGTCGATGGGGTGCTCAATACAGGACATATTTTATACAGCAGTGCAGGTAAAATTTTCAAAGTATTTGGTGCTCACGATAAGGATGGATTTAAAATCATTAAAAAATATCTAAATGATATTACCTTTATCACGGCTGATTACACAGGATGGGACATTACCTATGCCAGAATTGTAACCGATTGGAAATATGATCCCAGTCAACTGCAATTGGTCAGTGAGGAAGACAGAATGGGGTGGTTTGAACGCAATTGTGATTTTGAAACTACGGCCTTTATAGCTGATGGCTATAATGATGCTCCTATACTGGCCAGAGTCAAAGTAGGAATCGCTCCGGCCAATGCTCGCATCGAAGCCAAACAGGTGGCCAAATATGTCACTCCTAATCCTGGCGGAAGTGGTGCTGTGCTAGATGCTTGCCTATACCTAGAGAGAGTGATTAATGGACTTGAATAACTTCAGATTAGGGTTTGGCCCTATGAGCGGCACCATAATTGATGCCATAGTGTCTTACTCTGCTGACAAGTCTAGACCATTAATGTTGATTGCCAGTCGCAATCAGATAGACAGAGATAGTGGGTATGTAATGACCACTGAGCAGTTTGCTCAAAGAATAAATCCAGTTAAATCGCAGTATACTAAAATTTGTAGAGATCATTGCGGACCGTATTTCTTAGACAGTGAAAAATCTCTAGATTTGAATTCTGCAGTTGAAGCCACAAAGAAAACCATAGCAGCAGACATTGAAAATGGATTTGACCTCATACATATCGATACTTCAAGATGTCAAAATACCTATAAAGTAGCAGAAAAGCTAATAGATTTTTGCCTAAAGTTAAATCCTAATATCGCCTTCGAATTCGGCACTGAAGAAAACATAGGTATAGAAACTAGCATATCCAAGTACAGTGACTCAATCAAATTTGCCAAGCAGTTTCCCAACATGCAGTTTGTGGTAGCACAAACTGGCAGCTTGGTCATGGAAGATCGGCAGGTAGGTGAAGTTAAATTTGATATGGTCGAGCAATTGGTGGCTATTGCCAATCAGGCCGGCATCAGGCTCAAAGAACATAATGCTGATTATCTGACCGCTGAACAGATTCAATTAAGAGCCAGAATAGGAGTACATGCCTTAAACATTGCACCACAGCTGGGAGTTATTGAAACTAAAACAGTTTTAAATCTAGCCAAAGAATTTGATATAGACACTACTGATTATGCAAACATTGTGCTGGCCAGTAACAAATGGCGTAAGTGGCACATCAACGGTGATGATGATGCTAAGGTCTCCATGGCCGGACACTATTGCTTTCATAGCAATGCATTCTTTCAATTGTGCGAGTCAATCGATCAACATCAAAATGTCAAACAGACAGTCACTGAAGAAATTTATAAAGTTCTAGATCTGTATTACGATAATATTAAATAATGCTTCCTATTAATTCTTATATAGTATTAGGTCCTGGAAGGACCGGAAGCTATTATATTGTAACGCTTTTAAAGTATTTTTATTTACAGGAGAATCGCATATTTTTAAAAACCTTGCCAGAGTCAGAAGTTAAATCAATTGAACCATATACCATTTATCACTCTCATACGAAAGAAATTATAAAATTAAAAAACGAAAACACTAAAATTATATTAAGTATTAGAAATGTAGTTAATTCTGCGTTGAGTTGGTGTATTCAACCTTATATAAAAAAATGGCATCTAACACCGAGAGATTTATTAAATTTTGAAATTGTTCCGTTTTATCTAGACCCTTTAAAATTTATGAACTATTATGATAGTGCTAAAAATTTTTATCAATATTTTACGAAAGAATCTCTTGAAAAAATTACAATCATAGACTACGACGACATGTTAGACTCTGATGATAAATTAAACTACGATGCAATTCTAAATAAATTAAATTTAAAAATAACAAAACCTATTTTAGATCCTCTTATTGTAAAAAATCCGGGAACATATCCACAATGGATTAAAAATTGGGAAGAAATAAAATCTATGTCTAATGGCCTCGAAGCGGATCCTAAATCATTTTTTCAAAATTAAAAGGAAAAATATGCCACAAAAAATCTTAATCATGGGGTTACCTGGGTCAGGAAAAACATTTATGGCCCGTGCATTAAAAACTTATCTTGAAGAAAACAGCAATATCAACACTATTCCGTATGAAAGAATGATCAGCATGGAAATTCCGCCAACACATTATCGTTCAACAGTAAATTGGTTCAATGCCAATGATATTCGGCAGCAATACAATGATTGGGATTTTAGTCAAGAAGGACGCATTAGACAAAGTATTCGTATGGCCAGATTCGCATTAGAATCTACTGGCGATTATGCTATCTGCGACTTTATTGCTCCGCTGACAGAAATGCGAGAGAACTTTAAAGCAGATTGGACCATTTGGATGGATACTATTGATTCTGGACGGTACGAGGATACTAACCGTATGTTTGTTCCACCTGAAGTTTATGACTTTCGTATTACTGAACAGAATTGTGAGAAATGGGCCAAGATAGTCGGTGATCATATTTTATATAAAAAGCCTCGTTAGTTAAATGGTATAACTCCGTCTTTACACGGCGGTTTCGGCAGTTCGATTCTGTCACGAGGCACCAAAATAATGATTGACAACAGAGACACAGGAATATATAATTAGAACATGGAAGTGTGGATGAGTGGCTTAAATCAGCAGTTTGCTAAACTGCGGACCGAGGAAACTCGGTCCGAGGGTTCGAATCCCTCCGCTTCCGCCAATAACAAAAACATTTAAGAATTATGTCAAACAAACCAACATCGGCATATCGTATGCCCAAAGAACTAAAAACCATGATTGCCATGGCCAATCATCCTAACAAAAGCGAATTGAAAAAGCTAATGGTGGCAGCAGATCTTGCCAGCAAGGTCAAAGTCAAAGTCAAACAAAAACCTGGACGCGATGAACCTGATCTTGCAGTAGATTAAATATGTGCTATATTAGCCACAGGCTATTGACAACACAAGATCGCTGTCATATAATAGATACTTAGTTAGCAGTTGTTCTTTAAAAATTATTGTTGTTAATTGCCCGGGTGGTGAAATCGGTAGACACAGCAGACTTAAAATCTGCCGCCACTAAAACGGCATGCCGGTTCGATTCCGGCCCCGGGCACCATAAGTATATATTTGCCCCTTTGGTGAAATTGGTAGACACGCCAGATTTAGGTTCTGGTACCGAAAGGTGTGAGAGTTCGAGTCTCTTGGGGGGCACCAAATATGGTTACGTAACCAGGAATAAAGCCTGTCTAAGACACGTCACTCAAGGCTCTACCCCATCCGTTAAAAGTGGTCAGGAGAGTGACACCATATTCAAACACATTAGGTTTAGTGTGCTTCAATATGGTAAGAGTAGGGTGACGAATAGGTGTTCTCTTAGCACTGGGCGTCGGGATTCCTTAGTCAGCAACACTGACACCATATTCAAGCACATTACCTTTACCGGACGCGGAGAGGTCGAAAGAACTAAAAAGCGTGTTTCAATATGGAGGCTTAGTCCCGTAATGGTATCGGGGGCGGACTGTAAATTCGTTGTCTTAGTGCCTTCTCTGTTCGAATCGGAGAGCCTCCACCAAGTTTAGGTCCTGTCATATAGTGATTATTATACCGGCCTGTCTAGTCGGATATCGGGGTTTGATTCCCCGCAGGATCGCCAGGTTTATTCCGGTGTAGTATAGTGGTAGTACGGCAGCCTCCAAATCTGCCTGTGGGAGTTCGATTCTCTCCACCGGAGCCAAAGTTGAAAAAATGGTAGACGGCGCTGGTGCGCGGCGGAGACTTATAAACTCTGGAGACTGGTCAGATGGGCTGGAACGGTAGGGTTCGAATCCCTAGTCTACTACCAAAAATGGGGTATAATGCAATGGTAGCATACCAGAATATGAGTTATTGGGGTTATCATTTAATTTTAGATTGTAGTAATTGTGATCAAACACTAATGTCTGATTATAATAATGTTAATAAATGGATAAAACAGTTAGTTCGCGATATTGACATGCAACCAATTGGTGAACCTCACATTGAATACACAGCTGAAAATTTAATAGATAAAGCAGGATTTACTGTTATACAAATTATTGTCACCAGTAGTATAGTTGCACATTTTGTTGATAGTTTAGGACACATTTATTTAGATGTTTTTAGTTGTAAACAATTTGACTTAGAAACAGTCAAACAAAGTGTTAAAAATGCATTTGCTTGCGACTCATACAAAGAGTATTTTTTAGCTCGGCAAGCATGATATTATTTAAAATGACATTTATAATTTTGCATTTTTAACTAGATCGTTAAATGTCGGATTACCCATAAATCTAAAACAAACGGTTATCCTGGGTGCTTCAGTGTTTACAGATACTATATTATGCGGAACCGAAGTATCTACTAGAACCCATTCGTTTCCTCCTGCAAGTTCATCTATAAAAATTAAATCTTCGATATTATAATAGTTGGCATTTCTTATATTGTATTCAATATTTAAATCTTTCTTTTTATAAAAATTCATGCTAGTACCTTCGTAGCCCATCAGAGGTAGATTAAAGCTAGCATTTCTTAGAACTTCTAAACCGTCTGAGTGGATTAGTTGGTTCTCAGTATGTTTGAATATCATAAAATATTCTATTGGTGGAAAATTATATTTTTTCTGTAATTCATTGCTAAGTAATGTTACTCCGGGATATTGATATTTGTTTTCGTAGAATACATAATTATATGCAGACTTTTTAAGGTCATCATAAAATTTATATTCTGGTATGAATATTTTTAAAAAGTATTCAGTCCATTTTATGTTATCTAATTTAGAAAAATGACAAAAATATTGTTGCATATCAATATTTATTTAGATTTAAGGTTAGGTGACCCCATCAAAATTTTTATGTAGATTTATATTAATAAATAAATTCGGTTCAAAACATATGAAAATTGCAATAACAGGTCATACCAGTGGCTTAGGTAAAGCCATCTATACTCATTTTGATAAAACTAATCATGAGGTAATCGGCTTATCAAGATCTAATGAATTTTGTATTCCTGAAAAATTAGAACAAATTATAGACATAGCAAAAACCTGTGATTTATTTTTTAATAATGCACATGTTGGAACAACTCAGTGTGATTTTATTAAAAAATTATTTAAAGATACTATGATTGTAACATCTAGTTCTATGGGCGCAGATTATTGGCAAACTGGTAATCCATATTATGTTGAAAAATTTCAAATAGAAAAAACTCATAAAGATTATAGAAGCCAGACGTCAATGGCTATGCTATTGCTTAAAATGGGCTATTTAGAAAATTATATAGATCGTAAACCTATACCATATAAACAAGTTATTAGCTCTATTGAGCACTGGTTAGAAAATCCTAGAATAAGTATGATAGAGTTTGCGAATATAAAGTAATATTGATTTTTCAAAGTTTCTAGTACGGTGCCAGAGTGGTCCAATGGGTCGGATTGCAAATCCGTAAAACCGTGAGTTCGAATCTCACCCGTACTTCTAAAAGTTAAATAATGTATGCTTAAAATAAGTGAAATAACTAAAAAATATTCAAATCTTCGTTATATGACTCATGAACAAGCATTGTTTATGAGAGATATCATTCACAAAAATAAATTTAAAAATTTATGTGAATTAGGTCATTTTCATGGAAAAAGCTCAATCTATTTGGGTGCTATCCTTGAAGAACAAGGATTTGGAAAATTAACTACATTTGATGTGGCATGGTCAGAAAAACTAATACCTAGAATTTATAATTTAATTGATGAGTTTTCTTTAAAGGAATATATAAATCCTGTAATTACTAAAGAGGGGTATACATGGGATCTAGCAAAATTAATTAAATTAGGCTCTCAAAGATTTGATTTTTGTTATATAGATGGGGCACACACATTCGAATCTACTACTCTTGCATTTATATTAATAGATATTTTGTTAGATGAAGGCGGCGTTATAATTTTTGATGATTTATACTGGACTGTAAATACAAGTATATCTTCTTTTGGAAATGACATATTGAGTATTCCTATGTATGCAAATAGTAGTCCTATTCAACAAAAAACAGAACAAGTTAAAATGGTTTGTGACTTGATTGTGCCTCATTATAATTATAAATTAATAGAAATAAATCATAATTTTGGATGGGCAATCTTTCAAAAAGTTAAACAATCCTAAGATAAGTTCGATAATATTAAATGACAGTTTCAATAATTTCTAATATCAATCATTTAAAAATTCTAAATGAATATAATAATTTAGAATCAAAAATTGATTGGCCAGAAAAAAGTGTAAAAGGAATGCAGTGTGGGCTGCAATATGCCTTAGGAGAAGATCCCTCTTCTAGTGCAGTTGGATCATTAAAAAAATTTAGATATGAAAAGGAATACTGTGAAATCAATCCATTATTTCAAAATACCGTATTTGAAGATATAATTAATCAATTTAAGCTATATAGAACTAGATTAATGTGGATAAATTCATTTTCTTGTTACAGTATACACATGGACAAATCTAAACGTGTGCATATCCCGTTAATCACTAATCCAAGTTGTTTGTTTATATTTCCAGATATTCCAAAAATTGTACATCTTCCTTTAGGTCTTGTATATACCGTAGACACTACTAAAATGCATAGTTTTTGTAATTTTTCAAACATACCTAGATTACATTTAATGGGTTGTATATAACCGAGCGGGCAAGATTTCGAAAAATATGTTCAAATAAGACGTTTTTTAGAAGATAAATAACCAATAATATCGAGATAAAATTTATGATCTATTATGAAAAACGAAATGACATACCGCCTGTACCAGAAGACTTAAAAAATGAATTAATTAAAATTGCAGAACAATCTGTTGCAAATGGCGATCAACCTAGTCTCTGGCATGGTAGTTACGGCAGTCAAGATAAAAATAGTATTTCATACCTTGACCCAGAAGAATTGTTTATAGAAAAAACTGGAGGTGTAGGTTTTTACCTTAGTCCTCCCGAGTTAAGTTCGGAACTTGTAAAGTTATATAAAAAATTTCCCGGACTGGAAACTTATAATTACTATACTATACAAATAGTAACAGGAAGTACTTTTGTGGCACCTCATGTTGATGATCCAAATCATCGAGGTTCAGGAGTCCAGTGCCTGCTTAAATCAGGAGGGTCAAATGTTCGTACAAAATGGTACCAGATAAAAGATGAACATAAACATCTAAAAATAGAAACTAACCGAGCAATACCTTATTCGAAACTAATAGAAGTCGATGATCATTGCCTAGAGGAAAATGCCTGGCACTGGTTGAATTTCTCACAAATCCATTCAGTTGAAAACCAAGAATCCTTAAGAGTAGGGCTATGGGGGGTTCAGTGGCCCACGGATTAATATTTGCATTAAGGGCAAATCCTTGGGAAAGAAGCAGCGGTGCTCATAGAATAGCAACCTTTTTAAGGAAACAAGATATAGATGTAGAAGTAGTAGATTTTGCTGCCCATTGGAAATTACTTTTTCTTCAAGAATTTGTAAAAAAAAGTGTCAAATCAACCACTGTGTTTTTTGGGTTTAGCATTTTCTTTGGCTTTTGGAATGATTCAATGACACAATTTACTACTTGGTTGAAAATGAATTATCCCCATATAAAAATAATTTCAGGCGGGCAACAAGTCTTGCAAAGTTTTGCTACGAACATAGATATTTGGGTGGATAGTTACGGTGAAGAGGCCATGTTGGCTATTGTAAGAAAATTAGAAACAAACAACCTCTCTGGTATTACCTTCTCAGCGAAGCATTTTGGAAAAAGAAAGGTAATTAAATCCCTCGAATCTTATCCTGCATATAATTTAGGGGATTATTCTATCATAATGGAGAAGAGAGATTTTTTAGAACCTTGGGAATGGTTAACTGTAGAATTTTCAAGAGGGTGTAAATTCAGCTGTGCATTTTGTAACTTTCCAGTTTTGGGTCTAAAAGAGGACACATCGAGGGCAGCAGAAAATTTTGAATATGAGATGAGATACAATTACGATAATTTTGGTATCAACAGATACTATGTTGCTGACGAAACTTTTAATGATCGTATTGAAAAAATTACCAAATTTGCAAATGTTGTAGAACGTTTAGATTTTAAACCATTCTTCAGCGGATTTATTAGAGCAGATTTATTATCACAACCAAACATGATAGAAGAATTAGCTAGGATGAATTTCGGAGGACAATATTACGGAATCGAAACATTTAATCATCAAAGCGGGAAGATAATTGGTAAGGGCCTTGATCCCGAAAAGGTAAAAAATTTAATTTTAAAAACTAAAGATTATTTTAAATCAAAGCAACAACCGTATCGAGGTACAATCAGCCTTATAGTAGGGTTACCATTTGACACTCAAAAAAATTGGGATGATACTATAAGCTGGTTAACAGAAAATTGGCAGGATGAAGGAATTGTTATATTTCCCCTTGTGGTCGAAATTGATAATAAAGACGACTATACTAACAGTAGTAAATTTAGTAAAAATCTTCAAAAGTATGGATTACGCTCTTTAGGAGAAGCTGACGCAAACAGATTTGCTAATGCTTGGGCGTATTTCAATTGGAAAGAAGGTGGTTGGGCAGGTAAACAAGAAATGTTATGGGAACATGATACCATGAATATTTTTCAAGCAAAAGCAATCGCTGACAAAATCCAGGATACCATAGTACCTAAATTTAGGCCCGATTCTTGGTGCTTGTCTTGGTATGAAATGAAAAATAAAAGAAAAGTAGAAGATTGGAATTTAATCTTATCTCAGAAAAAACCTAGTACATTTCCATTAATGAAGGAAATTCAACCGTTCATTGATTCTTATAGTATAAAAAAGTTACAAAAAAATCAATAACACCAACTAACCCTAAGTTTATTAAAATAATTCTTGTTATTGATCTATAAGAGTGTATAATTAAACAATGTAGCCGTGAGCGGAATATGGGAGACCTCTGCATAGGCAGGACGGGGCGAAGTCATAGACATAGCCTTTGTAGGTTCGAAACCTACCGGCTACACAATATCAAAAAACTTCTTGACAGGCAGCAGGAAAGCATATATAATAAAAGCACTTTAAAAAGTTTGCCCTTTTAGTTAAATGGTATAACAGTTGATTTGTAATCATCAATTGGCAGTTCGATTCTGTCAAGGGGCACCAGATAACACGGCTTTACTTTGGTAACATAGTTACTAGGGCAAAGTTCTTTTATAATGCGGGGTTCGTAAAATGGTATTACCTCAGCCTTCCAAGCTGAAGTCACGAGTTCGATTCTCGTACCCCGCTCCATTTAACTAAGGAAAATAATGTTAGTAGAAGCAAGTCATATTTTGGTAACAAGTCAAGAACAGGCTCAAAGTCTGTTAGAGCAGGTTCGTGCAGGTGCTGATTTTGCAGCATTGGCTAGGCAACATAGTCAATGTCCCAGCAAGGCTAATGGTGGAAGTCTTGGCCAGTTTGGACCTGGACGAATGGTCAAGTCATTTGAAGAGGCCACTTACGCTCTCAACATCGGCAGTGTTAGCGATCCAGTACAAACCCAATTTGGTTATCATCTAATTCAACGCACAGGATAATACAGTGAAAAAAGCCAAACTCAGTCGTGGTCCCAGTCTTGATACAGAACTATGTGTTCGCAATGCAGGCGGCAACAAATTTGAAATGATCATTGCTACCGCAGCACGAGCCAGAGAAATTGCTCGAAGAGACCGACACAACGAAGTGCATACCAGTGCCAGTGTTTCTGCACTATTAGAACTACAACAACGTCAGTTTGGCATCGAGTACCTAAGAAAGGTACGATAACTTCATCGAGGGGAGTGAGTCATGCAAGAAGTAAAATTTAAAAAATTTGAACCATTGAATAAAACTGCAGATCTTACAGTCAAGGATTTCCTTAAGAGAGGAGGATCTATTGTGACTGAACAGAGGACCTACATTGAAATTCAACGCATGACCAGTATTGCCAAAATTGACCAACATGGTAGAGTAGAGTGGCGTTCAGTCTAACATGACTTCTACTCTGCACATACTCAGTAATCCTAGTAAACCGGTACATATTGATTTACGAATAGACGCCTTTGCTGTTGCCATAATCAAATTTGTAGAGAACATGCAACGGCTAGGATGGGACTGCGTTCACTATGGTATAGCAGGCAGCAGTGTTCCTTGTGAAACTGTTGTCTGCCTCCCTGAGATCTACAATGATCATAACACCAATGTTAGATTGTATAATCAACGGGCAGGAGAAGAAATTGCACAAAGAAAACGTCCCAAAGATTTTATCATGTGCTTCCATGGTTGGGAAAATCGAGAAGCGGCCTATGCCAATTCTGACCTATCGATTGTAGAGCCTAGCATTGGCTATGATGTCAAGGCCATATTTGCTCCCTTTAGAGCATTTACCAGCTACGCCCAAATGCACATGTACTACGGGCACAAAGATCTGCTGATGACCCCCAGTTGGTATGATACTGTTATCCCCAATGCATTTACTCCCAGCGAATTTGAATTTTCCAAAGACAAAAAAGACTATGTCTTGTGCTTTGGTCGAGTGATCGAAAACAAAGGCATCAATGTGGCCATACAGGCTACAGAGCGAAGCGGACATCGTCTGATCATAGCCGGGCCGGGTGAACTCAAAGATTTAGGTTATACCAATACACCTTCTCATGTCACCTGCGTAGGTTCCTGTAACGTAGATCAAAGACGTAGCCTTATGCGTGATGCCACGGCCGTTATTGGACCAACCTACTATGTTGAACCATTCGGTAACATGGTAGTTGAAGGCTATTTCAGCGGCACTCCAGCTATTACTACAGATTGGGGCGGATTTGCCGACACGGTGGTCAATGGAGTTACTGGATTTCGCTGTAGAGAAATGCGTGACTTTGTGAGAGCCTTAGAAAATATCAGTTCAATCAAATCCGAAGACTGCCGTCAATGGGCAATGGATAACTATTCTGAAGAGGTAGTGCATGATCAGTTTCATGAATACTTTACAAAAATAAAGGCAGCAGACTTCTACAGACCATGAAAAAAGCCATCATCATTACCAGTGCCATTGACGTTAACAACAATCATCCATTGACTTATAGCCCTGTTCGCAGCCATTTTGTCAGTGAAGAAAGATTTAGACAAACGGTGGCCACCTTGGCCAGTTGGGATCAGGCCGGTGATAGTGAAACCACTTTGTTTCTGTTAGACATCAGTGAAAACTATGCGGTATATCGCAGCCTATTGTCCTATCAGAAAAATTTGGTCTATGTCAGTATCAAAGAATTGATTCCAGAAATATTCGAAACAGTAACTACACACGCCAACAAGAGCTATTGTGAACAACTGTTGATCTATTCATTCCTAACCAAGTTCCGCAAAGACCTTGAACCATATGACTATTTTTTCAAATTCAGTGGCAGATATTTGATAGACAGCCATTTCAGCATTGAATTTTTTGATCATGTGGAACATGGAGGACTGTTTTTTAAAGCACCTTTGAAATTTGAATGGAACGAGAACTGGCCTTATGCCATGGTTGATCGTCGACAGCTACAAGGTGATAATAAACTGTATCAATATTGCAGTGTGCTCTATGGGTGGAGTCAAGCCTATCATGATCAAATGATCGACATCTACCGAGTCATATCAGAATTTTGTTCAAACCCCTCAAGTATAAGCTATGACGTAGAAACCCTGCTGTACTATTTTACTCGTCAGTTTGAGTCGGATATTGTAGAAATGCCGTGGATAGTCTATGGATGGGACGGATCAAATGGAAATTTCTTGAGGTACTGATGAATCTGCAGTTGATGATCATCGATGATTTTTACACAGACCCCGATGCAGTTCGAACTTATGCTCTTGCACAAGAGTTTTCAGTCAGTGGCAACTTTCCCGGATTAAGAACCAAACCTTATCTACCAGATGACGTTAAAAACTGTATCAGCTATTGGATGCAGACTGTTGGGCCTGTTACTGAATGGTTTGAAAACACTGGCTATACCGGAGCATTTCAAATTGCTACGGCTAATGATCGAACCTGGATTCACAGTGATCATTACAATACCTGGGCAGGAGTTTGCTATCTAACACCTGATGCTCCCTACACAGGAGGGACTGGCCTTTACAGGCACAAGGCCACCGGAGAGCACAGTAGACAGACCAAAGACCATGAAGGTTATGATTATACCAAATGGGACTTATTTGATCGTATAGGCAACAAATATAACAGGCTTATATTGTATCGTGGAGATCTGTTCCATGCCAGTTTAGACTACTTCGGTGACAATAAAGATAATGGTCGACTGTTTCAAACATTTTTCTTTAATACTGGGCAGCACCAATGACCTATAGAATTTGTCAAGTTATATTTTCAACCAATCGACTAGAATATTTGATACCTACACTGAGAGCACAGAGCAATTTGAACTTTTATGGCTGTGAAGTAGATAAAATTTTCTTTGACGACTTTCCTAAAACACGCAACGATAACCTGCTAAACGGGTTGGTCAATTTGCATGGATATAAAGAAGTTCATTTTCATAGGGAAAATTTAGGCCTCAGTGCTACCTGGACAGAATTTTGGAATCTAATCAAAGATAGAAACTATGATTATGTGTTCCACCAAGAGGACGATGTAGAAATCCTAGAACCTGTACTGGTTACTGATCTGATAGAGCTATTACAAAAAGATCCTACAATCAGTCAGGTGCAATTGGCCAGGCAGGCATGGTATCAGCACGAAACTGATCCAGCACCGGCTGCTGACGATCTAATCTATAAAAATTTTAGATACAGAAAAGAAAGTACAATCTTTAGTCCAATGGCCAGTTTATATGCACTGGACATAACACACATACCCTATCATGACTACTACAATTTCAATCTAAACGAAGGTATGATTGGCAAGGTGCTGCTGGACCATTATGGACGTCTTTCTGCCAATGTTAGAAACTATCGTGGTCGTAAAATAATCAATCATATCGGTAATTGGTTTGTAGGAAAACGAGTTGTGCCGGGAGAACCCGGATACGAAACCTGGGGTCATTTTGATCCAGATAAAAAATACAACAGTCGAGATGGTAGCGAATACTAAATTGAAAAATTTTAATTAGATAAGTATCATTACGAAGGATGGCACGAAGGCGCTGATCGCATGTAAAAACTAATATATTAGAAAAACTTTCACATTATATAATAGGTAGATGAGGCAGTTGTCTTAAAATATCACTATTAAATGTAAATGACATAATCTGAATATTTTTGTATACTATCTGTTAATGCAGATTTTAAAGAGTCTTTAACTAATCCCTGGTACATAATTAGTTGTTTTTTGTATTGAGGATTAAAATCAGTCCCGTGTTTTACTGTTGCATCATCATACCACCATGTGTTAGTATCTTCCGGTAATTTTAGATAATGCTTATTGGCATTGTCATCCTCATACCACCAAGTTTGTGTTGGATTGTTGTCAATTAATAAACTTCTTATTGAATTATATCCCGTCCTTGATGCAAAATCTCGATGAGCATAGACCTTACTAAAACTTTGCAACACCCGAACTACATGCACTTCAATGGGTAGTTTATCTAAGTTATCAAACAGCGACGGAAATAGTTCAGGACAGTTCACATTCTTGCATAAGTATGGCAGAATATCAGTTGCATCTACACCTGGTTTAACATAAATGTCAAACCCCAACCAATGAACTTGTCCTATATTTTTTGTCTGTGATGATTTTGTAACATATTGTTTATTTTTTTCCCACACTTTATTCCAGGTTTCCCAGTCATTGGGTTCAACCTTAGGAAAAATTAATGGTACTGATACGGGAATCATTTGATAGTAGTCCAATCGAAATTAAAAGTGGAATCTAATTTTTCATAGATAATCCATTGCTTAGTGTACTGTATTGTCACAGGGAAATCAACCTCATTAAAATTATTATAAAATAAGTGATACTGCTGCCTGGGCAATCTGTTCTCTCCCAATCTTGTCCTTTTAAATGTATTAATAATATTTCTATTATACTCATTGAAAGACAGACATACCATTTTATAATTGTTATCTATGCTCCATTGTTTCTGAGCAGGAAGCAACCAATCTCTTATTAGATTGTTGTTTCTAAATTCTTTTGACACCCAGGTCCTGCATCCTGCAATAGCAATATCACTGCAAAATTCACTTTGATATATACCACCACAGGCTACAAAATTAGAATCTAACATTATTATGTTAAAATCTCCCAGTGGTTTTTGAAACCGTAAACCTATTTCTAGCACATACGGTAAGGTATAGTTGTGCATTATCCAATCATCGTGCCACATGTTTATTGCAGCAGGTTTCGATACTTCAGTTGATTGCTCCTTACAAAACATATAAAAATTTTGTTTTTCGTTTGGAGTTAATGAGTAGAAAGATACTACTTGGTATGTCATATAAATATTTAACTAATGAACAACTACTATCCAATTAATTTTAACAAACCGGTAATTGCTGAAAATTTTAAACAAAACAATTACACTTCGGGAGAAGGTTGGTTAACTCATAAATTTCCTAATAAGGGAGATATACTATCACCTGAAATGATCGATTTCTTATCACCCCTAGATATTCCGTTATTTGTTAATTTATTTTATGGGCATCCTGCTAACTCAACACATATCCATGTAGACAATCTTGCAGGCGGCTGGGCTATTAATTATGCCTGGGGAAGTTCCAATTCTGTTATGAAATGGTACTCGATTAAAAAAGGAAGTATACCTAAGATGTCAATGACTACTGCTAATACTCCGTATTTTTTCTATAGTTCAGATCAAGTTGAGGTTATAGAAGAAATCGAAATTAAAGGATTATGTCTTGTAAGAACAGACATACCACATTCAGTTCATAATTACAGTCCTGATAAAGGACGCTGGTGTGTAAGTATACGATCAACTGTGAAAACTAATATATTAGAGAAACTTTCACCTTATATAATAAGTAGATAAAACAGTTGGTTAAAGAATATTACTACCTATATTCTTATTAAACGTAAATCACGTAATCTAAATATTTTTGTATACTATCTGATGTTATACTATAAGAAAATTAACATATCATACTATGATGAAATTGTAAATCATAGTTTAAATTATGTCAAACAAATTCCTGAAATATTTTATAGACAACGGCCTGCTGCAAGTTTTTATGAATTAAGACTTGCAGATTTTTTAGAGCAGGTTCCAGAAATTAAAAAATCTTTTAAAGAATTAGATTTACAGTGTATACGGGCGGCAGTATATGTAATGTATAAAGCAACACATACTGCAATACATAAAGATACTAGTTACCCATTAGCAAGAATAAACATACCATTATTAAACTGCAATAATACTTATACTGAATTTTACAAAAATGTAATAACTACTAAATGGAAAAACCCAGATACAGGAATTATTAGCTATCGAGTGTCTAACGATGACTACGAATTAGCTGATCGTATTGAGTTAACACAGGCCACAGTACTAAGAGTAAGCGAAGCTCATACGGTACATATAGATGAAAAAGTTGTTCCTAGAATAGCACTAACATTAGGATTCTATCCTAATCCTATATTCTTATTAAACGAAAATGACGTAATATAAATATCTCTATGTTCTCTGCCAGTTCCTCTGCTGTATCAAAATTACAATTACTTGCAATAATAATTACAATTATTGGGTTCTTCGGTGTAGACTTTACTGCCTTATCTATAACATCTACAGTGTTAGTGTTCTATATTTTTAATATAGTAGGCATAAGCATTACCCTGCACAGATATTATTCACATAAGAGTTTTGAATTTAGATACGGTATAATAAAAAAGTTGTTTACGTTTGTCAGCGTAATCATGTGCAGAGGTAGCCCGATCGGTTGGGTATACATTCATAGACTACATCACGGATTTAGCGACACAGATAAAGATCCGCACAGCCCAAAAAATTTAGGATTTAAATTATTTGGCTTGAAACATCTCACTAATCATAGTGATAAGATTAATAAATTTCTTGTCAAGGATTTGATGACAGAAGAGCAACTTAACCTTAACAAACATTATCTACTATATGTATTTTTTTATATTTTGCTTTTGGCAATTGTTGATATTCAACTACTGTATTTTTTGTGGGCATTGCCTGTGGTGTTAGTACAGGTTTCTCAAAATTCGTTTAACTATTTCGGTCATACATTTGGTTATAGAAATTTTGAAACTAATGATAACAGCACTAATAATGTATTTTTGTTTCCTTTCATAATGGGCGATGCGTGGCACAATAATCATCATAAGAATCCTGCATTAATAAGCCACAAGATTAAATCTTTTGAAATAGATCCAGCAGCAGCTATTATCAACTTAATTAAAAAATGATAACTACTGGTGTTCAAATACTTGGGCCCGAGTACACCGATGAATGCGTTAGAATTGCATTATCGAATAAAAAAGTGGGCGGTACTCGGCCAGTATCTACCGAGAAGTGTCGTCAACTAATGAAAGATTCGGATAACTTAATAAGTATTGGATATTTTGAAAATAACAACTTAGTTAGCTGGGTCAGCATTGGTTTTTATGAAAGTAAAATGCGCGGAAAATTTTGGGCAATAACAGGATTATTTACTACTGTGTTTAAAGAGCGCTTTAGTTTTAGTAGACCCGAATTTGGGTTATTGTTTAAATATGCATTTGAAATGGCTGAAGAAAAAGGCTACTTTCAGTATTTTTACTGCATTGCAGAACGTTTAGAGCGTGTATATGAACGCCAGTGGAAAAAGAACCCTTGGGGTTTTAATGGAAGGTACGATTTAATAACTTTAGACGTTGTTCCGGCGAATACAAAACCTCAATATGAATTGTATTGGAGATTAATGGGACAAGAATTAAAACCAGATAACATTGTTATAAAAGCTAGAAAACTTAAAGGGTATGATCCGCATACTAAATAATTTCATGAAGAATTATTTTTCAAGCAGCACTGCTGGCGCACAGATATTTTTAATTACAACATTAGTAGGATCAATATTAGGTACATATATCTACGGTATCGGTACAACTGAACTATCGTTAATTTTGTTAGGCTATTTTATCTATGGATGTCTCGGAATTGTAGTAACATATCATAGGCAAATGACGCATAACAGTTATAAAACATTTCCTTGGCTAACTAAATTATTTTCGTTATTAGGATGTTTTGCAGGAACTGGTAGTCCACTTGCATGGGTAGCTATTCATATCAACCATCACTTAAAGAGTGATAAGCCCAACGACCCGCATAGTCCGTTATATAAAGGTGTAAAAATCTTTATGATGGATTATATAAGCGAAGTTGACAAGGATACAAAATGGAGAATGAGAGCATTAGTAACTGACAGATATCAACAATTCTTACACAGATATTATTTTCTTATTATTGCAACTTATAGCCTTGTACTATTTTTAATTGGGGGATTTTGGTTGATGGTATTTTTCCATTGGATGCCGGCTGCAATAACTGCTATTATGAGCAATGTCGTTAACTATGTAGGTCACAAACCAAATTGGCTGGGCGGATATAGGTCGCATTCACTAAATGATCAAAGTACTAATAACTGGTTATGGGCTATTCCTAGTTGGGGCGAAGCATGGCATAATAATCACCATCGATATCCTAAGAGATTTAACTTTGGAGATAAGTGGTGGGAAATTGATATTTCAGCACTTGTAATTAAACTAATTAAAATTTAATGAATAATTAGAACCAACTAATGGAACGACACAATCAATGGATGAGCTACAGTTTTGATGCTGTAGAATATGGCAAAAAGTCTGATTCAAATTCTATTTTTAAAATTCATTTTAATAAACAAATAGATAAAAATCTTCCTTCTTATAGAGATGCATTATTTAATAATGCCCGGATTATGCGAGATTCGTATAATGAACCATTTGATGTAATGTTATCAGGTGGAGTTGACAGCGAAATGGTTGTGCGAACATTTCATGCTGTAGGAATTAAACACAATACATTTATTTTTAGATTAGAGAATAATTATAATATTCGAGATGTGAATTGTGCCGTTGCCCTCTGTAAAGATCTAAACATTAATTATAAAATAATAGATTTTAATTTACAAAAATTTTTTGAAAACGATGCCTTTGATTTATTTCAAAAGACCCTAATTCCAAGAGCAGGAAGAATAGCAAGACTCGCATGGTTCGATTACCTTGATAATATTCCAGTTTTTTGCGACGGTGAACCGTACTGGCGCAGGGATGCAAATAAAGATTTTAGTAAGAAATCTACATGGAGATTAATTTTAAACGAAGACGGATACTCGTGTTCTACTTATGCTAAATCAATTGGTAGAATAGCAATAGGAGATTGGTATGAATATACACCCGAATTATTATTGTCGTACAATGAAGTACCGTTAGTTAAAAAATTACTCAACGACGAAATCCCGGGAAAGATTAGTTCATGGAGTAGCAGGTCTGCTATCCATAGGAGTATTTGGCCCGATGTACAAGATAAAATAAAATTAGTAGGATACGAAGGTGCAGACGGAGATCCTATAGTAACTCGTCCAGATTTTATGATTCACTTTCAGACAACATATATGGATCAAGCATCTAATACTCACTACGAATACACTGAAGAAGAATTAAGAAAGTTAATCCTTAATTAAGTGTTCTTGGACCCACTTTCCCCAATGTATACAATGCTGCTCGTATTTTGATTGTGATTCGATAACAGGAAAGAATTTTGTTTTTATCTTTTCAATTGCAGCAACATCTTCCTTAAACACAGTTTCTAATGTTTCAAATTCAGTACGATCGCTATGTGAAACATTAGGAGCATAATAAAATTGTGTGATCCATTCAAATTTCCATTCTGTGTTTTTGTCTGCAGGGATAATAGTGTTTACCGACAAGCATCCGTTCTTATGCTCAACAAAGGTATAAGGATAGATATAAATTGACCACCAGCCGGGGGTGTGTTCTTGGAATATCCATCCGTCACCCTGATCCATAACAGTATTATCTAAATCAATCTGTTCTGAAAGCCGTGGATGAATTCCATTCTTTTGTACATGTAAGTAATCAGCCTCGGCATCCATAAGCCATAGCCAGCTTCCTTCGCTCTTACCTTGAAGAGAATGACTATATACCAGTGTTGTTTCTTTTTCTAGATCATCAACCCATCGATGATCTGGTTCTATAAAATCTTTAAATACCAATCCTGATCGACCAACAGTTGCAGTTCCACAATTTAATTTTTTTGAATTGTTAATTGGGATACCGTTTTTATCCCATTGTAAGCCATGAAACTTGCAGGTAATCTCTTCAACGTGGAAGCCGGGCTCTGCTAACGGATACATTCTGTGCGGACAAAATCTATGAAACAAATTTACAGTGTCGTCCTGTTTATTTAAAATATATTCAGGTACTACAAAATTTTTGTCATGCAATGCACTAACATGTGCAAAAATCTTTGGAGGTTTATCAAACATAAAATATTTATAAAGCATTATTGTAGCACATAAATATTTTATATGCAACGAGAAGCTTATCTATGTACTGAAGAAGACTTACCGGATCTCATTCGTTTGGTTAAAAAGCATCAGTATATTTACGGAGTTGATACAGTAGCAACTGGGTTACAGCGCAGAGCACTTGATCTTATTGAAAAAATATTTTTAGAAAACTATAATATGCACATTGTAGGAGTTCGAAACGCAGAGAAAAAGTTGTTAGCATTTTGCGTAATGCTATTTTGGGAAGCAATACCAGCGTGGAGTCCTTTATTCCTATATGAAGATTCTGATCAGTTATTTTCTAAGAGAACACAGCAACCTTTAAATTTTAATACTGTTATGCAAAAATGTATAGAGATTGCAGAAAGTAAAAATATTTACACAGGATTTCTTGTAACCAGATTTTCGTATACATGGAAAAGAGTAAAGGATGCAATGCTAGAAGAATTTCCCCAGTATATGACATCTGAGGTTGAAATTTTAGAACCCCATACTAAATCTAAATATTTAGGTTTTAAAAAGTTGTTAGCTGGTATGGATGGACTAAATGAAAAAACAATTGTGGTAATACAATTTTCAAAATCAAAAATGGTTTATAATTAAAATGATTGGTATCGATATAGTTAAAATTAACAGGTTTAAAAAAAATATAAACCTCTGGTCAAAAAAGATATTGACGGAATCTGAAAAAGCAGAATTAAAGAAGAGCAAGAATCATCTACAATATATTGCCAGTAGGTGGGCTGCAAAAGAAGCTATATTTAAATTAACAAATAGTTCAAAAAAGTTTTCTATCTTAAATCATACAAACGGTGCGCCTTATGTATTCGAACACCCTAACCTATACGTCAGCATTAGTCACGAACGCGAATATTGCGTAGCTGTTGCAATAAATACGTTACATTTTCAGGGGAGAAATTATGACCATGCAATTTAAAACATTGTCAACACCTCATCTTAGGGTTATTAGGAAATATGATAGACCTAATGTAAATATTCCCTGGTGGACTACTGTTATACCAGAATATGTAAAAGAATACTATAACCTTACTTACATAAGCCAAGGAAAATTATCAGAGGAATGGGCAGAAAGTGAAGACGGCTTGACCCTATACCACAACAGTCTATATCACGGTGTTGATCCTGTTGACTTTGCAAATTGGTCAGCTGATCCTATTGTGAGTTCTTGGCTTGTAACAAGACAAGAATACTGTAATTCTGTTGGAATTATTGTACATCCGGCGGATATATATTTGGCAACAGAAGGTGTCGAAGTACCTATCGATACTCCATAATATTAAAATTTCATGATTTATCTTTCTTTTAATGTACCTCAAACTGTATTTCCCTATAGACTTAGCGAAATGGAAGACTGGAAAAAAGCCGGACAGAAATTTGGAGTAGAAGTTACACCAGTAACGCCCGGTGTGCAATTTAACAAAAAGATTCCCATTGCAGTTTTTAACATGATGGGTCCTGTAAACATGTCGCATTTTAGATTTTTAACTATATTAGAGTCAAAGGGTGTACATGTTATCAACCATGTTAGAGATTCAGCAAGAGCAGATGACAAATTTTTATCTGCGATTGACTGTGGCAATATAGGAATACCAGTTCCTAAAAATATGGATCTAAACACATTAGCAGGTCCTACAAACAACATGACGGGAAATATTGCCAAATTAGTTGAACAAGAAATAGGATATCCTTGTGTAGTAAAAGTTCCCAATAGCGGATTAGGACAAGGTCACTATCTAATCAAAAATCTATTAGAATTTTGCGATTTGTATTCTATGATCTCTCTAATAAACTCTAGGTCTCCATTAGGAGATTCTTACGAAGATTTCTTTGTACAAGAGTTTGTATCAAAAAATAATAAATTTTCTGATTGTGTACGTATACAGATGCTAAATGGCGAAATGATTAGAGCCTTCCTTAGACGAAGTGAAGTTCACTGGAAATTTAACTACGAGAACACTATCACTCAAACTAAGGCATACGATATTAGTAAAACTGTAGACTCTAGTCTAATTAAAATATCTAAAAAGATATGTAAACTATATAATTTAAAACATGCAGGCATTGATTTTTTAGAAACTGACAATGGTTGGGTTTTAGGTGAAATCAACTCTTCTCCCTTTACAGAATCGACAGATACCTTTGTTGAGTTTTCTTTGCAACCCCCAGGTTGGAGTATCTACGAAGAACTAGTTAGAGAATTATTACACCCTACTTAATTTCTTAACCAGAAAATTGCTAATAAATATGTGCTACACTGAAGAGTATGACACATATGTTTTCTTTTTTCTCAAACCAAAACTTCAATACACAAATTAAATCTCTACAGTTAGTTAACATCCTGTTGTCTATCATAGGCATTTGTTACCTTATTGTTGATTTTAGTATAGGTTACTTTTCCACATTTATCATATCGTTTTTAATTTTTGGAGTTATCGGGGCAAACGCCGGCTATCATAGATATTTTAGCCATCGAACATATAAGACTTACAGATCTGTAGAAGTATTATTAGCAGTAATTGGTACACTTGCTACATTAGGATCCATCATTAGTTGGGTAGCATTACATAGGTACCATCATCAACATGCCGATACTGAAAAGGATCCGCATTCTCCTCGTCATATAGGTTGGTGGAAAGCATATACATACGACTGGAAAAGAGCTGATATTAGCAAGAAGTTGATTCGCGATGTGATAAAAGATCCATTGATTGTATTTTTGCACAAACATTACTTTAAAGTTATCTTTGTTTATGTTATACTGTTATTGTTAATCAATCCCTGGTTAGTAATTTTTGCATACGCCATGCCGGCTACTGGTTGTTTGAATGGAGTAGCGGCAGTTACAGTATTTGGACATATACACGGTTATATAAATCATCAGGTTAATGACACAGCTAAGAATAGCTGGATTGCAAATATTATGAGTTTAGGAGAAGGATGGCATAATAATCATCACACTCGTCCTTATCAGTCGAAACAAGGTGAGAAGTGGTGGGAAATTGATCCACCTTCATGGTTTATTAGAATGGTTAAAAAATGAAAACTGTAATTAACAATGTTGAACTCTTAGATGCTAATGGAACTAGTTATAGTAATTGCATTGAAAATTATCTAAAAGGTAATTCTGCTAATTTTACAAGGCACGAAAATGCACCTTTAACAGGACTTCCAAAATTTGATATTCCATTAACGGATGATGACTTAGATTTAGAATTAGAAAAATTAAATTATCTAGAATCTAATATGCCCCGTGCAATTAAGTTAGCTGTACTAGCTGCAGGAAGATGTGTGGAGGGGATGGACCTACCAAAAAATACACCTGTAATAGGAGTAACCTTACAAGGGTCTCAAGAAACAGGCGGCATGGTTTGGAAAGCACTATTTGCAGAAAAAAGAATGATTAGCCCTCGTTGGGGAGCAACAGTAACACAAAGTTCTATATGTACAACTGTAAGTAGGCATCTTGGTCTTACAGGTCCTAGCTTTATGATTAATCAAGCGTGTAGTGCGTTTATAACAGCGTTTGATATTGCTGAAAAGTTTTTAAATTCAAATCAATGCGAAGCAGTATTAGTGTTTGGTGTTGACTGTGCAACACATCCTTACACTACTTATATTTTTAATAGCATGGGAGTATGTACTAAGGAATCAGTAAAGCCGTTCGATGTTAACAGATCCGGAATGGCATTAGGTGAAGGAGTCGCTTGTTACATTTTAACTAAAGAAAATAATGTTAGAAAAAATCTTGGGACTATTGGAAAAATTAGTCTATATAACGACTATTATAATTTAACTGCACCTAGCCCAGACGGTTCTGCAGGGAAGTTCTTGCTAAACGAAATTACAGACAATAATAACATTAAACTTGATTCGATTAACTGTCACATTACTGCAACTAAAGTAGGCGATGAAGCAGAGATATTAGCTCTAGATTCCCTGCCCTATGAAACATACATTTATGGATTAAAGGGGTCCGTGGGACATACTATGTCTAGTTCCGCCGGAATTGAACTGGCGTATTCGTTAGCAGGATTAAATCAAGGTTGGATCCCGTATACTTCTGGCACTGACAACACAGTTGATTGTAAGCATACCATTGTCTTAAAGAATCCAATTTATAAAGAAACATTAAATTTTGCAAAATTAAGTTTTGGGTTTGGGGGAGTTAGTGGGGGAATCAGAGTAGATAAAACATAAAGTATATTTTAAATGTTCACACAAAAATTAACTTTTCATAACAAATTAATGCTACTACTAAGCATACACCTGTTACTCTATGCATGGGTATTAGTATTTCATTGGGATTGGACTATTTTTTTAACAATGTTTTTAGTACATAAGATTTGGCATTTGATAGGCAATGAAGCTGGCTTACATCGATTATGGGCTCATAGGTCGTATCAAACAGACAGATGGAAAGAATATGTATTGCACATATTTTCAACACCTTTGTTATACGGCACTAGTATAACCTATGCCGGAGTTCACAGGCAACATCATGCATACAGTGATACTGATCGCGATCCTCATATAACACGACCTTGGTGGAAAGTAGTATTCTATGTCAGAAATGAGGATTACGAAATTGAATCTAAGTTTGTTAAAGACTTAGTTAGAGATCCTGTACATAGATGGATACATAAAAATTATTGGAAAATTAACAGCATCTTATTAATAACCTTCTTGCTGGCACTAGGTCCGGTATGGACTGGATGGATATTAAGTTACATAGTCATTCATAGTTTTATTGCTGCCGGTGTACTAAATGTATTAGGACATCGGCCTGAATACGGATCACGTCCATTTGCAACTGATGACCAGAGTGCAAATAATTGGATAGTACAACTATTCAGCCTTAATGAGGGGTTGCATAATCATCATCATGCAAATCCTAATTCGTGGTCATTTATGACAAAGAAAACTAACTTAGATGTTGGTGCATGGATAATCTATCTATTGTTTATGAAAAAAGAACAAAAGAAAATTGTAAAATTTATTTGGAAAAAAGATGAAAAATTTAACCTTTCACCATAAACTAATGTTATTGCTTGGCATTCATTTTACTATTTTATTGTTTACTCTTATCACTAATTTTAGTTTTCCTATGCTATTGCTAGGTATGATCATTGCAAAAATCTTTAACGCAGTAGGCAACGAAGTAGCATTACATCGACTGTGGTGTCATAAGAGTTTTAAAACATCAAGGTGGAAAGAATATATACTACATGCGTTTGCTACACCCTTACTGTACGGAACTAGTATAACATACACAGGAGTGCATCGACAACACCATGCATATGCAGATACAGATAAAGATCCTCATATAACACGACCTTGGTGGAAAGTTACGTTCTATGTTCGAAATGAAAAGTATGCTATTGAGAATAAATTTGTGTCAGATCTAATTAGGGACCCTGTGCATAAATGGATGCATAAACATTATTTTAAAGTAAACACACTCTTGCTTGTATTATCATTAGTTATCCTAGGACCTACACTAACTGGCTGGTTACTAAGTTATATGGTTATACATAATTTTATAGCCGCAGGTTTAGTAAATGTATTAGGACATAGGCCAGAATATGGTACACGACCGTTTAATACTGATGATAAAAGCAGCAACAATACATTCTTAAAGTGGTTTACATGGAATGAAGGATATCATAATCAGCATCATGCTAATGCAGGATCTTACTCATATGTAACAGAGAAAGGTCAATTTGACTTTCCTGCAATAATCATCGAAAAACTTTTTATGAAAAAATCATGAATAACATAGTAATACTGAGAACATTACAGCAGATTAACACATGGGCTGTATTACCTGGTTTAATATACCTCACATATCTCGCAAGTATAGAATACTATCTATCTTTAGTATTTGCAGTATTGTTGATTAGCAAAGTAGGAGCAAGCATTGGACAACATAGATATTTCACACATAGAAGTTTTAAAATGCCAGCATGGAAAGAAAAGATTGTAGCGGTGTTGGCTGTATTAAGTACCACCGGAACAACCCTACAATATGTCTCAGTACATAGATATCACCATCTTAATAGCGATAGAGGAAAAGATTTACACAGTCCTCACGAAATAGGATATTGGAGAAGTTTCTGGCACTGGTATAAAGATAATCCTACAAAGGTAGTACCGTTAGGCATGATCAAAGATCTTCTTAAGAATCCTTTTCTAATTAAGTTACACAAATATTATTTGTTGGTGATATTATCATATATATTGATACTTGCCGCAATTGATATTAACCTTGTTCTGTTTTGTTATATGATACCTGCTGGATTTAGTTGGTGGAGCTCTGCTGTATTAAGTCTACCCCTACACCTACCAAGTCAAGGATACAGAAATTTTAATACCAATGATGAAACTGTTAATAGTCATTTCTGGAACTGGTTAACATTAGGAGAAGGGTTGCATAATAATCATCATGCTAAACCAAGTGAATATAATTTTGCATTTACTAAGAAGGCTTGGGAATGGGATATGAGTGCTGTAATAATTGACAAGTTTTTAAAATGAACTCTTTAGCAGATGTATCTAGATCATATTATCTTAAATTCAATCTTCCATTACAGATTTTATTTTTGATACTATTGCCTTTTATCGGTATTAATATTTTTTATTTTTTAATATTCTATATACTAATATATTGGGCAGGCATACAGGCAGGATTTCATAAACTGTTTTCACATAAGTCGTGGGAACCTAAGAACAACGCCATAAAGTATGCACTAGCAGTAATAGGATGTTTTGGATTGATGGGAGGTCCTATCACTTGGTCCAGGATACACAGATATCATCATGCTCACAGTGATACTTCTTTAGACCCACACTCTCCCAGTAAGGGATTTTATGTTTCATATTTTGGATGGTTACTGAAGCCAATGGATGTTCCTATTTTCGTTATAAGAGATTACTTGAAAGATACTCAATTAATCAAGATAGAAAAACTATGTAAACACTTTGTACTTTCATCATTGGTATTAGTATTTCTTATCAGTCCACCTATTGGAATGTCGTTGTTGGCTGCTATGATCTTAACATTTCATTCAGAGATGTTAATCAACTCACTGCTACATAAAGCAGTAGATGGAGAATATACCGCTATAAATATAACGTGGTTAGCATTTTTATCCGGAGGAAGCACCCTCCACAAGAATCATCACATAAATCCAGGCAACGCAAATCTTAAAAACAAATGGTCTGAAGTTGATCCATCTTACCAAATTATTAAATTTCTAAAAAAATGAAAACAGAATGGAAACATAGAATACTACTTTCAGCAGCTTGGTTGAGTATTCCCCTTAGTATGTGGTATTGCATATCAATAAACGATTGGACGTTATTCTGGGTTTCATATTTTATAGCACAATTTAATAAAGTAATTGGAAACAATATTGCATTTCATAGATACTTCACTCACAGAAGTTTCCAGACAACATTGTTTAAACATAAGCTTCTTTCTTATTGGACAATCCTGTTGGCATCTAAAAGTCCTATAGTTTATGCAATGAACCATCGTCATCATCACCTGTTTGCAGATACTGAGAAAGATACACATAGCCCAGTTACTAGCTTCTGGCATACTATTACAGGTGCGTGGGAATTTAGAGGATATAAGTGGTTTGCAAAAAAAGGTGTCGAATTTCGTATAAAAGATTTAATGAAAGATCCTACACTGGTGTTCATTGAACGACATTATTTTAAATTTTGGTATGTTATTGCAATAGTTACATTATTAATAGATTGGAAGTTATTTTTATTCGGCTTCTTGTTACCTGCCGGCCATTATCATCTTGCTGCAAATTTAGCAGTTGTAGGACTAGATCATTTAAAAATTCCAGGAAGTTATAGGACTTACAATACTCCTGATAACAGTCATAATAATCATTTCATGGCATGGGGAAGCCTAGGAGAAGGTTACCATAACAATCATCATCATGATCCTACCAAGTACAATCAAGCCTTTAATAAAGGGGAGTTTGATATTTGTGCTTGGTTTGTTGATAAATTTTTTATAGTTAAAGATGCCAAAAACTCTACAATATATCGTTTTTAATGTAACACTTACTATTTTAGGTGTAGTGTCAGCATTTTTAATAGAAGAAAAAATATTCATATTTTTAGTGTGGCTGTTGATAGCATTTGGGAATGGTACAGCAGGTCATAGATACTTCGCACATAACCAATTCAGTGTGAATAGATTTACACATTGGATTTTAGCATTCTGGGCAACTATTAGCGCATATAGTAGCACAGCATATTGGCAGGTTCAACACCGGCACCATCATAGACACACTGATACTGCTAGCGATATACATAGTCCTAAAAACGGTTTCTTACAAGCATTCTATTTCTGGAGTTTGAATAAAACAAGAATAGAAAGTATTTTTGAAGATCGAGCTAGCGTAATCAATCTTGTTAAGGCATCAAGAGATGATGCAATCAATTTTACAACTAAAAATTTTATTTTTATAAATTTAATCTTTATGGGGTTGCTTTACCTGATAAATTTAGATATACTGTACGGATACCTGATAGCATATATTATTGAGCATGTGAGGTTAGGGACTGTAAATACTATTTTACATTTAAGTAACTTTCCGGGAAATTACAGAAATTATAACACATCTGAATCTAGTCAAAATAATGTAATATTAGGTATTATTACTTTAGGTTTTGGTTGGCACAATAATCATCATGCAGATCCTTCAAAGCTAATTTTAACAAACAAATGGTGGGAATTAGATTTAGAAGGACTATTAGGAAAACTTATTTCAAAGGATTTTAAAAATGGAAACAGAAACTTTAAATAAAGTAGTCAGCATCGCTAAAAAGCATTTCAAGAAATCAAAAATTGAAATGAGCGGCACTACTCACATTATCGATGATCTCGGAGGAGACAGTTTAGACGCAATGGAAATGGTAATGCTCATTGAAGATGAATTTAAAATTCTCATTCCTGAAGATAGATTAGACGGAGTTAGAACCCTAGGGGGATTAGCTAATGCTGTTGACGAATTGATAAAAAAGTAAAATGGGAAATTTATATAAATTTTTAGTTATAATTCCGATATTGCTGATAACAATATTGTCCCCTATATTTGTAGACATATCACAACTAACTATTGTGTCATGCATAATTTTTTACATTTTAAGCTACCTATTTGCATATAATTTAGCCCACAGAGCAATTGCTCATAAACAATTTATTCTCACAAGAATCGCCGAAAACACTATCGGGTTTATATTCTTATTTGTCCTTAAAGGAGATATATTAGGCTTTACACTAAGTCATAGGTATCATCATCGATACGCTGATACAGAAAAAGATTACTTTGGACCAGCTAACGGGGTATTTCGGTGTTTTATAGGATGGATGTATAATATAGATAATATTATACTTAGATATCAATCTTTAATTAAAGATTATCCAGAAGATGATTATAAATTCCTTTATTTTTTACATAGAAATAAGACTTACATAATATGGTGTACAATATTGATTATATCGTTAATTTCTATAGATGTAGCATTGGGACTAATTATGGCATCGGGATTAGTATTCATGCTTGAACAAATTTCTAATTCAATTTTTGAGCATGATCCTATAAAGAAAAGACCCTACAATAATTACATATGGGCATGGTTTTCTCTAGCAGATTATCATAAAAATCATCACGATCACCCTTATAAAAGTAGCGACTCCGATCCTGGAAAATTTTTAAAACCCTTGTGTATATTTTTAAGATTAGCTAAATGACACTAATTGATCAATTACCTAAAAGCAGAAAAATAACAGCGTATCTCGATGCAGACATAAAACACGTTGTCCGGGAGTTTATTTTAAAAAACTACTTGGTTGAAGAAAATATAGAAACCAAGCACCAATTACTTAGAGATACAAAGGAATCAATAGTTAAATATTTTTTGCCGATTATAGATCTAAGCGAATTTCCTTTTATGTATCCAGTCAACGGAATTACTGACGGTTTAAATACATTAGCTGTAGAATGTAGAAATAAAACAATAAAAACATTTGACGGAGAATATGATTGGCTACAGTTAAACTTACCTAAGAATATAAATTATAACACCGGAGACATGTTGTATATCACAAATCCAAGTAGTATTGACGGAAATTACATAAGTGACTGGAATGAAATAATAAACACTCACGAAGACATTGCATTAGACTGTGCATACATAGGATCATGTCGTATAGAAAAAATAGAAATAAACAAAAATATTAATACAGTATATGTTGGGTTAAGTAAAATGTTTGGACTATCGGAACTTAGGATTGGGTATGTTTTTAAGAGAACACCATCTATACCACTAGGTGGATTGTTAAGAAACCTTTATTTTAATAGCAATAATTTAAAATTAACAATTGAGTTATTTAAAAATTTTAGTTTAGATTATTTGTATAAAAAACATAGACATCAACAAGAATTATTTTGTAAAACACATGGACTAACCCCGTCCGATGTAATTTATTTGGCCACTACCTCTGATCCAGCATACAACTTTTATAAAAAAGGCAGTGTAAATAGAATTTGTATTACTGATTTTCTACGATGAATCAATTTAAAAAAATTGAAAATTTTATAAATTTTCATAGACCTATAGTATTAATTGCATCTATATTCTCCTACATTTGTCTAGCATACGCCCTTGTGTCATTGCCCTGGACAGAATACTGGAAAATTTTTAGTGTATATTATCTAGTTGGGTGTGCAGAACAACTATTTCATCATAGAAGGTTCGCACATAAATCATGGCACGCTCCTAGATGGCTTGATATAATAGGACTATGGATTGCTAATCAAAGTCTATTAGGCAATTCTATTGTATTTTCTGCACAACATAGATTACATCATAAGTTTGCAGATACCAAATTAGACCCCCATTCTCCATTATATTTAAACAGGTGGAAAATACAATTCCTATATCCCTATCATAATTTTAGTTTAAAATATGCTTACGACTTACTCAATGATAGGATTCAAATATTTTTTAGTAGATACGGTCTTTTTATAACTGCCAGTACATGGTTCCTTATAATCATGACAACTTCTGTTAATTGGTTCTTGACAACTTGGATGCCCGGAATAGCTCTTGTTGTTTTGATAAAAAATTATTTAAATTCTAAACTTCACAGTCCGCATAACAATTTAGAAAATTATAGAACAGTACAACTCAATGACGAATCTAATAATAACTTATTCTGGGGATATTTTGCGTTTGACGGATGGCACCAAAACCATCATAAGATTCCAAATTCTTGGTACATGGGTAACAAGTGGTGGGAAATCGACATTCCGGGAATAATAATAGGTATCTTAAGCATATTAACTTTAAATTTTAATAATTTTAAAAAATATCAATCAAAATGATACATTTTTTCATTAAAGTAGTATATCATGTGACAACTAAATAAGGAGAAATATATGTCAGCTACACTGAAAAATCTAGAGAGTGCGTTGGCCGGCGAGTCAATGGCACATATCAAATACCGATACTTTGCTCGTATTGCTCGTGAAGAAGGGCATGAAGATATTGCTCAACATTTCGAACATACTGCTGATCAAGAAATCAAACATGCCTGGGGGCATCTGGAATTGCTTATCGGTAAACCTTCTACCAAAGAATGTCTCGAAAAAGCCATTGCTGGCGAGACTTATGAATACACCGAAATGTATCCACAGTTTGAAACCATTGCTGAACATGAACAAGATGTTAAAGCATTAGCAATTGCAAGAGAACAGATTAAAGAATCTGAAGAACATGCATTGCAATTTATTGAAGTTCTAAAGAAAGCAGAAAAACGTTTTGCTGCTCTTAAACGAGTAGAAGAACGTCATGCGGCTGCTTATCAACAACAACTGGAGATTTTACTACATCATGACTGAATATCATTGCATTGTTTGTGGCCACATCCACAATGAAGAAACAGAAGGAAAGTGGGAAGAACTAGGTGACGACTTTCTTTGTCCAGAGTGCGGTTGCGGCAAACAGGATTACGATGCCGTAGAACAATAATGTTCCAATTTAATTGGTCGAAAAACAAGAGGCATTGTGAAATTCACAATGTCTCTTTTGCCGAAATAGATGATTAGAAACTTGACACTACAGCAAGTTCAGTGTATACTTAGGTATCAAAAATAAACTTGCATGTTTTGTAAACCAATAAATAATTTCAGCTGCATAAAGGTAGCAAACTCGAATCAAAATCCGTGTAAGGAAGGAACCTATGTCATATAACAAAACTAAAACTGACCCTGAATTGGGCCGTGAGATTCACGAACACCTATTGAAATGCGGAGTAGAAACTCCGGTTAAAGAGACAGGCCAATACATTGATCGCAAAAGCAAGATTGGTGTAATTGAAAAACTGTTTGAAGAGATAATGCTGAGTCTAGGACTAGATCTCACTGACGATAGTCTTACTGAAACACCCTTGCGTGTGGCTAAAATGTATGTCAATGAAATTTTTTGGGGCCTAGATTATGATGCATTCCCTAAATGTACCACAGTCAGCAACAAAATGCGGTACGATGAAATGGT